CTTTAACGATCAGGGCCGCTCAGTTTCCCGAGCGGCCCTTTTCTTGCGGCGCCCTTGAGGGGGTAGGGGGCTGGGGTGAGCCGGGCGCCAACGTTGTGACCATGGCACTAACGCCTGCCCTTAGCAATGGTCTGGGATGTTAGTGTTAGTGGATTCTGTGGATGGCTCTCGAATTATCCACACTCGATAGCGCCTACCAGACTCCGCAACCGACCTAATGCGCACGCCGAGTCTGGCTGTTCTGGCTTCCTCGTTGAAATGCTTGATATGCATTCTGATGGTGGATCCTGGGTAGTTTGGACCGCCGTCTGCCCTGCTCGCGTAGAGAAGCTCGACTAAGTCTGGCGTCGCGAGGCCCGTCGGGTGCTCGCATAGCGCGTCAAATATTTTCCAGCGTTCTGTCATTTGGTGCCGGTGCTCGGAGTTGAACCGAGTTCTATTGCTTACAAGACAATTGCATCACCGCTAATGCTTCTCCGGCTTTGGTGCCTAGGGATGGACTCGAACCATCTCCCCCGCCTTACCTAAGGCGGTGCATCACCAATCAATGCTTCCACCGGCATTTTGCGTGAGTCGACAGCCTTGAACGGGGGTGAGTCACTGGACCGAATGCAGGCCGCAGGCTGCCTTTCTGAACACCGAGCCTCACGCTACCCGATGCAGTGTTCCCGCATTCGGTAACGGAAAAGGGCCGCCTGGGAGGTCCATCCAAGCGGCCCAACTCTACGCAACGCCACGCGTCTGCTGCGTGGTGCGAGGTAGGGGGGATTCGTGGCGATCTCATGGCTTATCGGCGCTCATTTACTTCAGCCAAGATACGCTGGATTTCTGCAACATAATCAATGCTATCTGGTGTGGCGGCACCGAGGTGCGTACCTCTTGGGGTGCCTTCAAGTTCACGGAGCTTATCGCGCATGTCGGCGCGCGCCATTTTCTGCATGAGTTTTCGACCGGCCCAATTGCTCATCCGATCTCGATCTCCTCCGTTCGGAACAGGGCGGGCAGGCGGTCGGCGATTTGCTTCGCTTCCACAATTGCCTCTTTCATCATCCGATATCCGTTGTAGTCGGATGATCGGCGTCGCTTATTGCCGTAAAGAACTTCGGCGATGCGCTCCTCGAAATCGGCTCGGTCGATCATCGGTGGCTCGGAGCGAAATCAGATTCTAAGGCGCATGACAGTCTGACGCGCGCCAGTGGTCTAACCATCGAGATAAGCGCATCACGAAATTCGATCGGTGTCGCGTTCCTGACTTTGGTTTTGTCTTTGCCGCCGATCATTGCCATCATGCCTATGCGGCGCGCCTTTGCATATCCGTGTTTTTCGAGCGCTACCGGATGTAGTCGTTGTGGCCCGCGCCCCCAGCGAAGCGGCGGCGGATTGAAGCCGGAGGCGTAAAGCCAAGTCGGCTTGCGACTCAGGTGGCCGTACCAGCCCTGCTCGACATAACAGGTCCAGCCATCATCGCATCGAATCCAGCCGCCGCCACGAGGAGGTTTTGGCAGGCCAAATGCCCCCCATGCGCGGCTGTCGGCCGGATGTTCCAAGATGCCACCAAAAACCATGACAGAGCGAAGCGCGGCCTCAAAACATCCGCCGTCGTCACCGAGTTCGAATTGATGAGGTTTTCGTGTCGATCCATGCCAGAACCGTCCCCATCGCTCACAAGGCGGATGAGCGATAACCGGCCACGGACCGTCATATCGCCGAGCGTCGCGGCTTTCGTCCCACGGTTCAATGCCCGGCAGGCCGTAATAGCAGCCGCCTTTCTCGACGAAGAGGGCTGCTATTCTCATCCCGCCGCCGCCTTGACCAAGTCGAGTTCCTCGCTCGTGTCGATCTTGTAATTCTTCGTGATCTTGATCGCCATCTCTCTGGCGGCGATGGCTTCCTCCAACGTTTGAATCTGCGCTTCGATGCCTCGGAGGCGCTTCTCGAACATGCGTTCGATCGGCTTGGCTTGGTCTTTCCCGCTGATCCTCTTCGATAAATCCTCAATGTAAATCTTGACGGCTTTCCCGCGCTCGATTCCGACCGTGGTATCACGTATTTCGGCCTGCAGTTTGATCCGGAGTTCGCCCAGGAGATCGCGGCGCCGCGGGTCAACGATGTATTGCTGGCCCTGATTGTTCACGTAGGCATCGATCTGTGCGGCGAGGAACGCTTCGATGATCTGCAGCGCATTGGTGCGGACGTTGTCGGGCTTTTCGTCGGCGAATCCGGTTTCGTCATATTGCCTGCGCTTTGCCGAGTCCGTCAGGATGGCGACGGCGCGGCTCGCCCGCATCATCTTCTCCGCACTGCCGTTCTGCTTGTCGGGATGCACTTGCTTGGCTCGCTTCTTGTAGGCCGACTTGATTTCGTCCGTGGTCGCGCCTCTTGGCACGTCGAGTTCGGCGTAGGGGTCGAGGTCATCCATTGAGGTGCCTAAAGTGCCGGGACGTGATGATCCTCTCGCTCGGATTGCCGGTCCAAGCGCTCAATCTCGGCAATGAGAAGCGCAGCAGCGACAATCAAATCTCGGCGGGGATTTTTCGGCTTCCAGTGTCGGGTGTCCCACGGCCATTCGTTGTTGGCGCCGGCCGCACGATAGAAGCCAATTTGCGTCTCGGTATTTGCGTAGGCTTCGCCTGTGGCGGCCTGAAGCGCGTAGCATGCGCCAGCGCGCGCAAGTTCTCCACCATCGTGCTTGTCGTCGTGTTCTTCCGTCCAGCCCTCCGTGTCGACTTGGCGTCGGCGCTCGGCAATAATCTCGGCTGTCACATTCGCCGTCTTTTCGTTATTCCACGGCATTTGGTTCCTCCTGTGGTTTTCTCGCTGTCCTGGCTGCACGCATCGCCGTGGGCACGTCCATGGGCTTGCTCGGAATCTCCGTCCACTGGCCGTTTTCAGCCATCGGCGGTGCCACCAGCACGATGCTCTCGGTCGAATTGTAGCGGATCACCGCGACCGCACCATGCTCGGTGGCGATCTTGAGCAGGAATTCCCGGAGCGCCGGGTCACGATGGGCATGGGGATAGGCTGGGTCGACCCACACCTGGACGGCCTGCACCTTTTGCCCGTTTACCGGGTCGTCTCCGAGGACAATGAAATCCGGCATGATGTCGACCACGTAATGGGATCGATCGGGCCGAGAGAGCTTCGCTGTATCCGGGTCGCCGAGCCACGCGCAATTCCAAACGCGGCAGCTGTTCGGGTAGAAGAACCGCTTTTCGTGAATCTTACACCCGACGCCGTACTTCTGGTGCTGGCAACGCTCGCCCGTTTTCTTCCCGATTTCCTTCACCGGGAGCAAGGAGCAGCAGGCCTGACAGGCTCCGCATTCGCGCTTCATCATCCGCCCTGTGCGATGGCCACGACAATGTTTTCGAGGGCGGTGCATAACTGGTCGCGCGTCCATTCTGCGTCGGCTTTGGTTTCGCAGGCAAACGACGTGACGCAGAAGCTTTGCGACCCGACCTTGAGAAATACATTGTGCGCGTCGGGCTCGCCTTCCACGACGCACGGTTTGATTTCGGTGAACTGTTCCATTCGGTGTGTCATGTGGGTCCTTATGGAGATTATTTTCCCTGCGCGCTAGACTTGATTTGTTAACGTTAGTTGGATTACGGGGAAAAGTGCTGCTGCAGAGGTGTTGTCATGATGTCAGTGCGTACGCGTGATCTGCTAATTGCCCATATGGACGGCCCCGTCGAAATCCCCTTCGGCCGAGAGCATAGCATGATGCGGGCCATCGTCTCCCGCGCCATCGTCAAAGGGTGGATTGAGCCTGTTCGGTATCGGCCCAAATTCACGCAATTGACCGAGGCCGGTCGCAACGAATTGGCAAAGGTGCTCGCCAATTGGGCCGAGGCAATCCAAGCCGCTCAATCGCTGGCCGAGGTTCGCGCCGAGCGGGCCGAACCGGCTTCGGCGGGTCCAACCGGCATTAATTGTTAGTCTCGCGACTGGCCATCAGATTTCATTTGCAAGTTCGACAGAACCACGCTTTTGTCTGTGGGCGCCGGGACGGTTACTTCCCGCCGATAGGAGCTTCAAATGACCCAACCTCGTTTCAGTGTTGTGACCGCCGAGCTTCCTCGCACAATGCGGGACCTCGGATTCGTTGCCTATGTGCGCGACGCCAGGCATCCAGACGGCGGGGCGCTTTCCATGTCTTGGCATCAGAGCGTCCCAGATGCCGAGCGCGTTGCTTACGCGATGAACCTCTATCCCAACATGCGGGTTGAGGCGGGAATGTACATGGCTTACACCAGCGCGAAAAAGGCTCACTTGCTGGAAATAGACCAGCACAATAGCTGCCTGCAAATCACACTGAGCCGCAATAGCGACGGCGAGACAATCGTGGGTGAATTCGACCTGCGAGACGCTGAGGAAATCGCCGCCGATGTCGCGGCGATCTGCCGAGACATTCGTCATCGATGGGGCGAGAAATGATCGTCATCGGCTCAACCAAATCCATCCTCGCCGGCATGTTCCGCCAGAACGATGCCCATGTGGTCGCCTTCTGGCGCTGGCGCTTCCTTTACCAGCATGGGATTTGCGACCGCTCTGGTGTGATCCTTGTGGGTCGCCGGGCCGGACAGAGAGTGAGGACGCCATGAACCTCACCGAGATCGTCCGCACCCGCTTCGAGATCGTGGACCCGGAGTTCTTCTCCATCCCTCTCAAAAAACTGGCCATTGAGAGCAATCCAAATACCAATCGCGTTTACTTCCTCAGAGGCGACCGCATCGTTGCTGTGGGGCTCATGAAGGACAAGGACCGATGAGCAAACCGACTTCATTGGTTGACCTATACGAGGAAGAACCGACTCCTGCGGAACCGAGCATCCTCGATTTATGGGCACATGATGGGCCATCTCCGCCTGCACCTCCGCCCCCCTCTAGAAAAGAGCGCGCTCTCGCGTTCTACCGCGAAGGATACAAGCCGGCCGATATCGCGGCTCTTGTGGGGTGCTCAGAGGCAACAGTGCGGAGTTGGGCAATAACTGCTGGAATCTGGAAGCCTTGGCGGTCGGCGCGTAACCCGGCCAATAAGCCTCCTGAAATTCTAATGCGGGATTCTGAGATAGTGCGTCGCTACTTGGCTGGCGAGAATTCCCAAGCCCTTGCGGATGCCTTCAGCGTCTCGCGTGAGCGCATCTGTCAAATCCTCCGCCGGGACAACATCATTGAGCACCGCAATCAACGGAAGGCGGAGGCACGCGCGGCGCTCATAGCTGAAGCCGACGCAATCAAAGCCGAGGCCCGGCAGGAGACGGAGGCAAAGGCCGCTCGGGTTGTTGAGGCAGTGCGCTCCGGGATGAGTCTTGCGCGCGCCGGGCGTCTTGTCGGTTGGACGCCGGGTCTCGTGGCGCACGCTTGTGCGAAGGCGGGCGTCGCTATGCGGTTGCATGGACGCTGGAAACGAGATGACTATCCTGCGCGTTTTGCCCGTATCCGCGAATTGCGCGCCGCTGGGGCGGCATTGTATGCCATTTGCCACACGCTAAAAGCAGAAGGAAATAGCTGCAGTCTCACTTGGATTTACAATCACTGGCAGGAAATCTGGCCCGGAACACTTCCGCCTCGCGACAAAAATGGAGCAAAGTGGTGAACGCCGCCGGCCCCCGCGAGAAGGCGCTCCGCGACATGCGCGAGACCGCTCCGAAACCAAAACCGCGCGCCCGCGCGGCTCAACCGGCCGCCAAGGCGGTCACGAAGGAGAGTGTTATGTCTGCTGCTGTCGAAACCGTTGACGTCGCGACGTCAAAGCCGCCGAAGCCCAAGAAGACCGCCAAGCCCAAACTGCCGAAGGTCGAGAAGGTGCTGGCGAAGAAGGCCCCCAAAAAGGCCAGTGCCAAGAAACCGGCCGCTGATGCGCCCGTTGCGGAATCGAAGGTTAGGCGCGGTTCGAAGCTCGCGCTCGTCATTTGGCTTCTGACGCGCGGCGAGGGCTGCACCATGGCCGATATAACCTCGGCCACTGGCTGGAAGACCATGAGTTTTCCACAACAGGCTAAGGCCGCTGGCCTCACTCTCCGCAAGGAGAAGGATGGCTCTGTCTCCCGGTACTTCGCATCGTAATCGGTCGTGGGCAACCGCAGAGGCGCCTTAACCGGGTCCATGGGCTTCATAAGCGCTGCAGTGGGTGAAAGCCCCGCACAATTCGGAGGAAAGCTGTGGGTCATAGAGACGCTTACGTGAATGGACTCCGGGCTGCCGAGGCTGAAGGTTTCGCGCAAGGTAAAGCGGGGCTTTCGCAGGATGCGTGCCGATTCAATCGCCACGAGCATCGGTGCGCTTGGTATGACGGATGGATGCGTGGCCGAAAGTCGGCGGGTCCAAAGGACTCGGATCAAGATTAATATTATCGGCCAAAAACACGACTTGCATCACCACAGAAAGAGAGCGTTACTGGCTGCGCGCCGGGACGCTCCCGCCTCCCGCCGAAAGGAGACGAAAATGGCCGATCCAATCGCCGCCCTCGCCGACAAACTGATGCGCGCCGTCGTCAATTCTGGCGCCATCCGCTCCGCCGATCAGGATGCCGATCTCGCGGTCCGCGTCATGCGGGAAGAACTGAAATCCTTCATCGCTGGCGACAAATACGCCGAGGAGCGGGCGCTCGTTTCGACTAATAGCGCTCTCGCGTTCGGTTCTCTCACCGCGGAATGTATCCGTCGGATCGCGGTGGAGCGGGGGGTATAACTGGCTGGCATCCGCACAGCCACGTCACATGCACTGCATATTGGCCGTGGTGCGTCCCATCAAGCGTCCCGAGCGGCAGCCACCCGAGCCGCAGATACCCGTCCACCTGTGCGAGCGGCGCGTACCGGTGCAGGCTTTCTCTTTCGGTGAACTTCTTCGAGGGTTTCACCTGTCGCCTCCAGTGTTGCGTCTTGGCCGACGAGCTTTTGCCAGCGCCCGATGATGACTTCGGCATAGGTGGGATCGATCTCGAGGCCGTATGCTCGGCGTCCAGTGAGTTCCGCTCCGATCAAAAGAGTCCCCGACCCCATGAAGCCATCCGCAACGATCTCTCCTGGCTTGCTTGAGTTCTCGATCGCGCGGCGGGCGAGCTCCACTGGCTTCTGCGTCGGGTGCTCGTATCCTGATAGCCATGAAATCACCTCCGCATCGTAAACATCCCCGCTCACGCTGCAGTATCGGACGTTATCGGCCGTCTTTGGCATCGAACCACTCCTCAGTCATAAGATCGGCCTCGTCTAACTCGCTTAGGATTTTCACAGCCAACGCGAGATCGGTGATCTTGTCGTCGGAAAAGCGGCGCATAGCAAAACTCTCGGCGCTTTCGTTAGTGCCCCACCACTCCTCCCTCAAAATTCGCGCCATTTCGGCGGCTCGAACGCTCATGATTTTGGTCCGAGGATTTCCTTGATGACGCGCTCTGGCGGTGGTCCGAAGGCGGCTTCCAGCCACTCTTTTGCCCTATCAATTTCGGCAAAGGCAGCGAGGAGAACGGAGGTTTCTGGCATCGGTCGATCGCGCCGCGAGTGCCGGTGGGGGAAGCCGGGCTCGTTTAGGATGCTGCCGTCTCGGATTGTTCGCATGCCATGTCTCCCGGGAACTGCCGGACTCGAAGATAGTGCGGCCATTCGGCCGGATCGCCACCCTTTTTGCTGGCAAGATTGAATTCTGTCGCCGAGCCTAATTGCTTCATGAAACAGGCCACGTTTGCGGCCTTGCATTGATCGACGAGAGAGCGCGCCCAAGCTAACTCCATGGGTCGCGCATGTGGTCCGCTCTCGCCACCAATAATTGACCAGTGGAACGCGCCGGACTCCAGCGCTCCCTTAGTGTCGATTGGCCCGATCAATGGCTCAAATGAGAAGAACCTCACGGCTGCCGGCGTGCTACCTAACCATGTGTGTCGCTCGTCAAACTCCTGCTGGCGCTCGCAGGACGTCCCCAACCACACGTTAGGATACTCGTAACCTTTCCATGGGACTCGGCCGTCGTGGTCGCCGCAGTAATTGCAGCCCATGCCGTCGCAAAGTTGGTGCCGAAAGCGTCGGCCAGGCTCGGTGAGGAAGCGCAGCATGCGCTCCGGGCGCTTGGTCAAAATCTGATAGGTGTGCTGCGGCGTCTGGCCCATCACGTTGAAGACCATCTCGATCCAGGCGTCAGGAGCATCTTCATGGAAGAGATCGCCCATCGAATTGACGAAAAACATCCGCGGTTTTGTACGCCGGATCGGCTCGGCCAATGTCTTGTCAGATGCTAGCGCGAGCTTGCCAGTCCATACCGCGTTGCCATTCACCTTTTTGGTGGTGCCGTCGTAATGCCGCACTATGCCCATCGCTTCGATCCGCGCCGCCATGCGCATCGCGTAGCAGTTAGTGCAGCCAGGCGAAACGATGCTGCATCCGACGATGGGATTCCACGTGTCCTCGGTCCACTCAATCACTGATTTGCTCATGGCGGCGTCCAATCCTTCCGTTCATCCTAGTCCGAGGCGTCCGCCGCCTCTAATTCTGAGGTAAACCGTGTAGGATATCCAGATCCCGTTGATCTCTCGGCTCGGTGATTTTCCCCGTTTCCACTCGCGCGGGTCGACGCCTTTGCCGCGAATGTATTCCTCGATCGCGGAGTAGATCGGCTGGTCTGAGGCGAAAAAGGTGTTGGCAAAGCATCCGGACTCTTTCGATACTGGAATGTAGGTGTGGGCGCGGGGTTTCACCCACGGTTTCGACATGGCCGCGATGCGCCTCATCTCCACTTCGCAAGCATCGCTCATTTCCTTCACCGAGGGCGGAAAATCGCACCTTGATTGGATTCCTGTCCGTGGGTCCGTCACATACTCGACTATGCTGCGCGGATACCCCGAAAGCACGAGGCCGATGGCGGCTGCGTATTGCTCAGGATTCGCGGCGTCCTCCCTTCGGTAGCAGGAGAACATTATTTCCGCTCGCTGCGTACAATAGGCTTGGTCTAACCGGTCTTGGCGCGAACGTGAGCTCTCCGCTTTCAATCTGCTTGGCGAGTCGTCCGGCTGCTGCGGCGGCTGATCCACGCTTCCCTCCATTGTTTTCGGCGGGCTGATCTTGCCAGCGGCCCTGATTGAGCCACGTGGACGGATTGCACCATGGCCGATCATCCGTCTTGGTAGTGTAAGAGCGCAAGCCAGCCATCAAATCCGGAAACGCAACCCGTCCGGACTTACGAGCCTTTTCAAAAGCTGGTCGCGCGGCATCTTTGCCGACCTTGTGCGGGTATAGCTTCCAAAACTCATCGAAATTCCACCCGCGCCCACTAGACCTCTCCTCTTCAACTACCTCTAAGCTTAAACAAGAGTCTTCCAGAGGAAGTAAGAAAGAAAGAGAAGAAACCTCCGTTTTTGCCAGTTCTTTAGTTTTCAATGGCTTAGAGGCGTGATCCCCCCTACTACTAGGGGGGGGTGTAGCAGGGGTCTGCGGGGGGTCTGCGGGGGGTTCGACTAGGGTTCGTTTCTGAGAACGGGTCAATTCAGTGGCGGCTCTCGCGTTCATTATCTTACCGCTCTCAACCCGAAGTTTCCCTCTTTCTATGAGCTTTGCAAAATTGCGACGGAAGGCGAGGACGTGCTGGTTACAGCGACCGGCAATGCCGCTCTCGTGAAGAACAATGGGGCCGTTATTGAGGTAAATCAGTTCACAGACTACGTGGTAGGCGCGGTACTCCCCGTCAGAGAGGCTTTCAGTGCCGTCCATCCATGCTGCAATGTCGTGTTGGTAAGAGGCAGCCATCAGCCTAACCTAATCCCTTGGCGGCTGAGACGATTGACCGGAACATAAAATGGCGTTAATTCGTTCCAATCTCAGATCGCAATAGCCGCCAAGCAATGTTGCGATCCGCGCCGGCAGGTTAACCCCTGGCCGGCGCAACTCATTTATGGACTCGGCTTGGGATGAATTTCAAGCCATACAGGTAGTGGGTCGGTGGTGATTGGACCGCTAGAGGGTTTTTGCTGGCTTTGATTTCGTTGGATTAGATCAGATCGCAGCCCAGAAACTGGCGGTCTGTCGCGCGGCACGCCTCGAGGACCCCGTAACCACCAGCACATGGATCGACCACCAAATCACCCGGCTTGGTTATGGCTTTGATTAGCCGTTCGGTTAGCTTTTCGGGCTTTTGGTGAGCGTGGAGGCGAGTCTCGCGCGGCTCGGACCAGCAGTCTGGTATCCCGCGGTCGGTCCAAATGTCTTTCGCGCGCAGTGGGGGCTTCTGGAAGATCATTAGGTACTCGGTAGTGCAGCGGGCTCGGCGGCCCATGCCGATCTTCATCTTGTTCCAGGCGATCAATTCCACCGTTTTGAGGTTCGGGGCGTGCTGCAGCCAGACGGTGAATCCGCCGGTGGCGAGCAAGAACTTGTCCATCCAAATCGCAGCGTGGCCGCTTGGCTTCACTACGCGCTCTATGTGGCTCATGAAGACCTGAATTTCGGCGGTGGTCAGGTGCGGGAGTTTTGCCCGTTTCTTCTGCCGTGCACCCTCATTGCCAAACTTGAGCCGGTCTAGGACCTCCCGATGTTGGGGATCATAGATCACCAGTGCGGCGCTCTCGCTCTCCAATTCGGCCAGCATGTGGAGGCCGTCCATGCGCTGTCGGGCGTTGCGCTTAAGCATGGGGTGCCGTCGCGCGTTCGACAAACATATCGCCTTGCTTAAGCGCCTCGCTGATGCGTCTGCAGGCCGTCTCGAAATACTGCGGTACGATTTCCATGCCGATGAACGGATGGCCGAGTGCCACCGCAGCGAGTCCAGTCGATCCGCTGCCCATGTAGGGATCAACAATCGGCATCTTGGGGGGTAATTGCATCTGGCCGATGCACCACTTCATGAGCGCGACGGGTTTTTGGGTAGGATGAACGCGCTGTTGACCCGCCGTTACCTCATCGCGTGCCGCAGAGCCGACGCAAACGCCGTCCCAAAGTAGGCGATAAATGCGCAAGGGGCGCGTCGGTCCGCTCATCCATGCGGCTTCGCCGTCGCCCTGATCTCTGACCTTACCGGTCGGCACCTTGTCCCAGACGAGCCAGGAGCCCGCTGGGAGGCGGTCGGCGAAGCGGTGTGCTCCCCAAAAGAGACAAAGAGGTGTGCATCCGAGCCAGTTATCAGGCTCGAATGGGCGGTCATCACCGACGATGCCTTTCGGCCACTCAACGGCGATGCCGCTTCGATGGAGACCACCTGCCGCCTTGCGCGCTCGCTGTACGTTCGCGATTGCTCGAGAGCCGCACCCGGGAGGCGTGACGGCACGTAAACCACCAGCCCCTCTCACATTCGTATTCTGCTGCTGTCCGTAGGGTGGGTCAGTGACGATCGCGCAATTGCCGACCGCTGGAAGGACCATGTAGTTGTCCCCCAAATATAGCGTTACGCCATCGCCAAGTTCTTCTTTTCGCGGCTTGATCATGATTCGACCTGTCGCTTAGCCGCGAGAATGTCCAGCGCGAAGTTGAAATGATTCCCGTTATCCCAAGAGGGGCGGCGTCAGTGGGGTGACTTCGACGCGGAGCCGCGGGCGTTCGTCGTAAACCTTGATTACGCGGCCGTCGACCACCTGGGTATCATCGACCCACACAATGCCCTTGATCGCGTCGGAAGCGTTCTTTCCGTAATTGTCCCAATCGTATTTGACCGTGGGTCGGAGGGTGCCAGCGAGCGCCATATCCCGCTTCTTTCGGCTCCAGGATGGAGGGACGCGCATGAATGCCGTCACCAAGAGGCATAAAGCGCCCGTGAGTGGCGGTTTGCTCCGCATGGCCACTTTGGCGGTCAAAGCGAGGGCGCGTTGATAGGCGCGCGTTTCTGCGGGAACGTAAATTGTGGCGAAGGGCTTGCCGTGGTTGGGGGTGACCACGCGGAGGCCGGTTCGCTGCCAGCCGCGTGGGTCGCCCTCAAGTTCGAAGACGATCACTCAGCGGCGACCGATTCCGGCCGCTCAAGGCGGTGGACGTTCTCCCCGAGGTCCATGGGGTTGACCGCGTCGGCGCGCTCCTTGATGCCGCTGACGTCGAGGTAATACTCGAAATTGTCGAGGAAATCGCGGATTTTCTCGGCTTCCATCATGTCCAATTGGGAAATGACGTTGAACGCCTTGCGGTGGAGGTGGTCGGATTCAACCGCATTGGCGATCTTCTGGCCCAAGGCACCGGCGATCTCGGCCGTGTCCTTTTTCGCCGCTCGCTTTTCCTTCAGGAGGTTCTTGAGCTTGTTCGTTGAAATCACCTTTGTGACGTCGGACGGCTTAGCTGCTTCAGTCGGTGGCTTTGGCTTTCTCGCCATGGTTCCCTCTCAGTTGAGATTGAGACCGCGTGAATCCTTCACGCCGTCCCAGAATTCCTGATCGTCCAGTAGGTCGGCCAGGAGTGATCCTGCGGCCTCGGCCTGGTGCTGGCCAGTCATCTCCGCAAGCATGTTGAGGCGATCCCGCGTGGTGGGATCGACTAGCACTGGTACGAGTGTCATGTCCCGGTGGCTCATACTGTGGGGCGGTACATGAGTCGGCGGCACGGCACAACCCATAGAGAAAAGTTTTCCTTTACTCCTGTGGGTAGCGTCCCATGGAGATCATCCGAACCGGCGGCCAGTCGACTCCCACCGGCCATTCGTTACGGAACATCGTCACCATGTCGCGCGCCGTATCGAGGGTGATCGATTGCTTGCCGCGTTTGAATTTCACGAAGAAGTCGGCGCTTCCGTAAAAGTGCTTGCTCGCCCAGGCCAGACTCCTGCCCGTCGCTCGGCAGTAGGTTGTGACAATGTCCATGATGTTAGCGCGGACGATGCGGTCATTCATCGCCGTTCCGTAGCATGGCGCGATTGTGATTAACAGGGGTTAGCGTTAGCGCAGACTTGACGCGGGGATAAAATTCTCCAAATGTCCGTTCGCGGCGCAGCACCAAAAGGGAAGCGCGAGATGGACGGCCTTCCGAACATCGTTATCGGCTTCCTCGCTGGCGCGGCCTTCGCGCTCGCTTACGCTGCTGCGCCTTATGTGGTCGCGGCCATCTGGGTAGTGGTGCCATGACTGAAAAAGTAACGCGCACCCGAATTTGCGACCAATGTGGGACTGATCTGACACGCACGTGCAGGACTTACGGGTGGCACTACACCCTCTCTGGCTCTTTCACTCCGTCGGATAGCTGCATCGGTTATGATCCGCATCCTGAGCCGCCAGAGGACCTGCATTTTTGTGATGAGGAATGCCTCGCGCGCCACGTCGGGGTAACTTTCGGACACCAGATTTCCTCTGAAATGTTCGATGCGGGCGGCAAGGTGATCGCCGAAACCGGCGAATTCGGAACCGCAGGAAATTACGCCTCTCAGCGCAAGCTTGCCATAGCTGTTTTCAAGGCGATGTGGGCCGCGCGCGACACGTCATTAGGACGCGATGAAAAGAAGGAGCTTCCAGATGCCTCTACCTGAAGGTTACCGGCCCCGGAAGGGAGACATTCTCGTGCTGCACGGCGTCGTGAAGCATGACGTCCATCCTGGCGAGGAATCCGTATTTGTCACGATTGACGGCCACTACGGCACCGAAAGCGTGAAACTCGACGGCATCGCCAGTCTCTTTGCACGCGCCTGGAATAAAGGCGAGCGCGTTCGGCAGAACATCATGTCTACTAATACTGGCGACGGTGAAGTCGTCGCTACATATGGCGACAGGGTTTGGGTCAAATTCGATGTTGATGGGTCCATGGGCACTTTCCGGGCCAATGATCTTGTCTTGATCCCCTCTGACGATGACCCGCTAAACGCTCATGCCGTACCTCCGCTAGTGCGTTTTCCAGCGTCTCAAGAAAACATTGAGGTGCCCGGCACTCCGCTGGACGAAGAGGTGCCGCTGTGAGCGACCAAGCGGAAAATCCGCGCGCCATAATCGGTGGCAACGCCCCTCCGCTGGCGCGCTCAATTGCCGCCGAGCAGGGCGACTTCGCACTGGTCACCACCGCTTTCCTCAATGAGGAATATGCCCGGCAGCCGGGTATTGTGACCTTGCTGCTCAACGAGGCGCGCGATCTCCCCGAGGTGATCGAAGATGATGCCACCAAGGGCAAGGTGGCATCGCTTATCAAGCGCCTCCGCGATACTGCGAAGGCGCTCGAATCCTTTAGAGAAAAAGAAAAAATGCCCTACTGGCGCGGGGTGCAAGCGGTCGATCAATTCTTCTTTGGGCTGATTGATCGGGTAGCTCGGCGCGACAAAAAGGCCAAGCCCGGTGCAGCCGATATCCTGCTGGCGCGACTAACCGATTATGACACCAGGATGCTGGAGGCGGAGCGCGAGCGCCGTCGAAAGGCGGCCGAGGAAGAAGAACGCAAGGCGCGCGCGGCCCAGGAAGAGGCGGACCGAGCGGCGGCGCAGGCGGAGGAGGCCCGCGTCGCTGCCGAGCGCGCTCGCAAGCCCGAGACTGCCGCTGCCAAGGAGGCGGTCGCTGGTGTTCGGGAATCCGCCGCCAGCGACGCCACAGTGGCGGCCGCAATCGCCGCCGGCAAAGCCGAGGCTGCCCGGATCGATACCTTCGCGAAGCCGGCCGATATCATGCGCTCCCGCGGGGAGGACGGTACGCTCTCCACCATGGCCACGGAGCCGTACGCCGAGATCGAAAACGAGGCGTTGCTCGACAAGGAAAAACTCTGGCCTTTCATCGCTCTTGAGGCGAAGGAGCGCGCCCTTCGCAGTTGGGCAAAAACAGTCGGACACGCTCAGCAAATGCCGGGCGCGAAGATCGGCAAGCGCCCTCGGAGCACTGTCCGATGAAACGCAAGCAGGTCTCCCGCTACAAATTCAAAATGCTTGATCGGCATCGGAGGCTGCTGCGGCAGGTCCGTAAGTTCCTCGGCGAGGAGCGTCGATCGCTGTTCGACAGCGTCACGCCCCCTGGCACCGAGGACACTCCGAAATCCTACCGCGCCATGCGCACCCCTTATCGGGTGGATATGCGCCGGTTCGATGCTGCCATTGCTAGGCTTGATGAGGTGCTGTCGTGACGCGGAACGAGCGTGATTTGCTCACCATCCTTGGGCAGATAGCCCACGATCCAGAAGCATTCGAAACTAATCGCGGGCATCTTAAAAAGATCATTCTGGCGCTTGTGGAGTCGATCAAACGGGAGGCCATAGAAATCAAGCCGGGCGACATGGTGGCCGTGAAAGTGGTTGCCACGAAAGTGCAGGATGGCTTGATCTATTTCAAATCGGATGACGGCACCGAAGTATATCGCCGTGTCTCCGACATAGTATCGCGCCCATGAGCAAGAGTCTGTTTGCCTTGGTCGGCATGAAACACCGTGGGACCGAGGCGCTCGTTGCGTCTCTTCCGCAGGGCGAGCCGCTCACCCTCATCCGCGAGCCCGACAACAAGTTCGATCCGAATGCTGTCCAGGTATGGGCGCGCGGGCTGCACGTTGGGTACATCTCAGCCAAGCAGGTCAAGCCGCTTGCGATGGCGATGGATGCGGCGGCGCTCTGGGCTCCGCAGTGGCGGGCGACACTGGCAATTGATGGCGGTCACTGGCCGCTTGTGGAGGTGGGGGCGTGATTTTATGGTTCGGGTGTGGCGCCATTTGCGCCGGAGTTGCTCTGCTGTTGGCGGTCTTTTTGCATTCAAGGGGATTGCTGTGAAAACTCACGAACTCAAATCCTGGCCGCTCTACTTCCAAGCAGTGTTTAGCGGGCACAAGCGATTCGAACTCCGAAATGGAGATCGTGGATTCGCGGTCGGCGACGTACTGTGGCTGCGCGAGTGGGACGACAAAACCGGCATCTATTCCGGCCGCGAAATCAGGAAGCGCGTCACCTACATTCTTGAGGGAGGTCGCTACATTCTCGGCGCTGGCGAAGATGGCCTTGTTCCGATCAGTGGTCTCCTCCGCGGCTTTGTCATCATGAGTTTGGAGGACTTCCATGGGTAAGGCGGCAAAGACGAAAGAGGCCGAACCGGCTTTGTTTGATAGCGGTGCTGGCGCAACGGCAGACACGGTTCCTGCGGGCGTACGCCGCAGTGCCCGAGCCCGAACAGGGGGTTCGATTCCCCCGACCGCTGCCACCGGAAAAGCGGTGTCCACTTCCGTCGTGGCTCAGTTGCCGCCGACCGACCTGCTCACCGCAGTGGTCCGCGCCGCTGCTGATCCCGCATGCCAGCCCGAGAAGATGCACGCTCTCCTCGACGCCCGCGATCGGTTGATGGCGCAGGAAGCGAAAGTCCAATTCATGCAGGCATACATCGCCATGCAGGACGAACTCCCGACCATCGACGCGAAGGGCCGGATCGAGATCGAATCCAAGCGCGTCGGCGGGAAGAAGCAGAGCACGCCTTATGCGACGTTCCACGAAATCAATCGCATAACCAAACCTATTCTAAAATCGCACAAGTTCGCGATGCTGCTGCTCCCCGACGTCGGCCGCGACGGGACCGGCGTTCTGATGCGCGGCACGCTCTCCTATGTCTGCGATACCCAATATGGGCGAATGGTGCATTCGGAGTCGTGCGCCATCTCCGCTCCGCTTGAAACCTCTGGCAGCAAGAACAACGTGCAGGGCGTGGGATCGTCGCTCTCATATTGCAAGCGTTATGCCTGCGTCGCTCTGCTCAATCTTGTGAGTGAGGCACCAGAGGACAAGGACGACGATGGTGCCGCGGCTGGGCCGAAGCGGATTGATGGAGTCAAGTCGTCTCCGATCACTGCCGAGAAAGTTCGGGACCTTGATCTGGAAATCCGGGATTGCGGCGTGTCATTGGCGACGTTCCTCAAAAAGTACGAAATCGAAACGCTGGCCGAGCTCCCCGATGCTCTGTTCAAAGAGGCCATGAGTTCCTGCAAGCGCTTCAAGGCCGAGGTGCAGGCGCGGGCGGCGAAGAAATGAAGGCCGCAGCAAAAAAGGTGCCTCCGAAGGAGGAGGTCGAATTCTTCTACGACGTCGAACAGGGCAGCGATGAATGGTTCGAGCTCCGCCGCGGGATTATGACCGCATCAAAGTTTTCTGCGGTCATGGCTTCAGGGAAGGACGGCGGCGAAAGTCTCACACGCGACAAGTACATGAAGCTCCTCGCTGGCGAACTACTTTCGGGACAAGTGGCTGAGACCTTCCGCAATGAAGCCATGGAGCGCGGCCGGCAGATGGAGCCAATTGCGCGCGAATGGTACGAACGCACGCGCTTGGTGGATCTCAAGCGCGTCGGCTTCGTGCGGCGGACTATTCCGACTCTCGATGGCAGTTTCGATATCGGATGCTCTCCGGATTCCCAGGTTGGTCCAAAGAAGGGCTTAGAGATTAAGACACTCGCTCCGCATTTGCTCATTGACGTTCGCCTACGCGGCGCGGGCGGCTTTCCTCCTGGCTTCCGCCATCAACTGCAGGGCACCATGCGCACTGCTGGCTGGGACGAGATGGACCTTCTCCTGTTCTACACAGGATGGCCTAATCCTCCGGTGTTTACCGTCGAGCGAGACGAAGCGTTCATTCGGGAGATCGACGAAAAGACCGAAAAGTTCGCATATGAATTGAAGCAATTGTTCAATCGAATCCTGGCGGCGCAATGAACAGCCGTCATTATCCAGTCGTCTACAAGTGGTGCATGGTCGACGTTCTCGACGGTGCTGGCGAGGCGCATGCGACCTGGGCCATGGTGCCGACGCCTCGCTATGAGGGATTGGCATACAAGCAATACGCGGTCGGCGAAGAGTATCCGTTGGTGCTCCTTGAGGCGCGCTCGCGAGCAAGCCATAATTTCTACTTTGCATCTCTCCAGAACGCATTCGATAACCTGCCTGAAAACATTGCGGCGCGCTTCCCAAGTGTGGACCACCTTCGCGCTTGGAGTCTGGTGGAAACCGGCTGGTTCGATGAGATGGAGGTGGAACTCGCCTCGGAGGCCGAAGCGAAGAAACTCGCGGCGCGCACGCGCACGGAAAGCCCCTACGCTCGAATTAGCCGACACGGCCGCAGACTCATCGCCCGCTATCCGAAATCGCAGAGCGCTAAAAGCATGGGGAAAGATTCGTTTGAAGCCAGCAAACGCGACGTGCTCGAACTACTGGAAGGGATGATCGGCGTGCCGCTCGGCTCGCTGAGCAAGGAAGCGGGAAAGGCAGCCTAGATGAGCATTCAGTCGATTGTTCTTGGTGCCATGTTGCCTCCTGCAAGTATTGCCTTAATTGGCATTTTCGTTTGGCTCATGGGTGCTCTCAATGTTGATAAATTGCAGTTCATGATTGGCTATGCGAGCAGCATTGCGCTTCTGGTCATAAGCGCTCTCATAGCCGTGGCAGTGTGGTCTCCATGAGCGACTGGCTGTTCGGCATCCTCCTGGGCTTGGCCTTCGGGCTCGTCATCGTCGGTGCCATCCTCGGCGCGTCGTGGTTGGCGATCACCTGCAAGCCGGGCGATCCGAGTTTTGCCGTCGTGTTGCTCGGTGGGTGCAAGGGGGCGCAGTGACTCAAATACCTGTTCTATTTTGGCTCTATGCGTCTACCGCGGCATTTTTGCTCGGAATGCATGCTACCGCTGTCGGGCCGCGACCTTCATTGGCACTTCCTTTGATGTTTGTCTCGTTTGGGTGGATGGCAATTTTCATTGCCTTGCGCGCAATGGGGACTCAATGAGGGCCGAATTCTCCCCCGAGGCGAAGCTCGAAGTAATCGAGCACCTGATCGAGACGACGCGTCACGCGCGCTCGAATCCAGAGTTGGCCGAGCATCACATTCATCTCGTCCTGAAGGCGGTTGCGCGGGATCTCCGTGCGGCTCTGCCTGGCGCGGCCGGCGCGACGTTGGGCACGCTAGAATTCGCAGTGAATGCCGCTCGCCGGTCTCAAACTCAGCTCGGCTTTCTTGAGGTCGGCCATCAACAAGCAATTGCAACGAGAGTCCTGGCGCATTGGTCGGTCATTCGGCTTGCGCTACAAGGCAGACAGGAGGCGTCGCCGTGAGCATGGAATCGTTGGTGCTGGAAAGCCTAATCTCTCAGGTTGAGGATCGGGCAGTCGCGGAAGTGGAAGCAAAAAAGGCGCGCGGCATGCTTCAACAATCCCAACGCGAACTTTTCGATCTGAACGAGAGATTCGAGCAGGTCGGCGCGAAACTCACCGAGTTGGAAGCGGCCTTGGTGGAGACCAGAGAAAATTCTGCAGCGGCCTATCGCGCTACGCATGCATCGGACACGGCGCTCGCCAATCTCTGTGATGCTGTGGACGGTTTTCTTAAACGTTCGGGCCGAGGCAAGAGGGTTGCCGAGGCTGCCTTGCAGGCGGCGCTTGCCGAAGCCCATAAGATCGTTGATGTGCCCTTCTGATGATAACCCGCATCCACGGCAAGGTCTGGCTCGAATGCGACCGATGCCACGAGACTCTCGACACCGAGACCAAGGAAATCTCGGAGGCTCAGGCGCTCTGGAAAACCGAGGGCTGGTCGTCGCGGTTACTCGCTGCCGGTGGGTGGCATCACTACTGCCCGAAGTGTAAATGAGGTCTGCGGTGTTCGATAAGGCACTTTGGATTCGGCAGTTCAAAAGGCGCCTGCGCGACCTGCTAGGGGGCGATTACGACGAAGGCTTCGCATCCGAAATTGTCGAGACTTATTGGGACCGCGAGCGCATGTATTGCACGCCAGAACATTGCGCCGAAATAGAAGCGAGCGAGCATGGCCAATATTAACTTGCGCCAGCGCCAGCCGCGCGAGACCAATCCTCGCTTCCTCGCCTTCGTCCGCCAGCAGCGGTGCTGCGTCTGCGATCACTGGCCGCCTGTGCAGGCCAGTCACATACGGATGGGCAACATTACGCGCGGGGTGAGGAAGGTCGGGATGGGGGAGCGTCCGAGTGATTGCCACGCCGTGCCCCTTTGCGCGGATTGCCATTTGGATGGGCCCGGTGCGCTCCACAAAGTGGGCGAGGCTAAATTCTGGGCTAGGAAGGGCATAAACCCCTTCGTCATCGCCGAGGCGCTGTACACTCAATTCCATGGCACTGAGGCATGACGCAACTATCGCTCGCGATTCCCGAGGTCATTGCGCGGTCGCGGATGCCGGCCGAGCCCATCATTCGGGATGCTGAGATCGAGGATGGCTATCGCTGGACGCTCAAGCGCGCATGGGGTCCAGGGCCCTGCATCATGTGGTGTGGACTCAATCCATCGCGGGCGAATGCGCTCCGGGATGATCCAACCATGCTCCGGGAGATCGGCTTCTCTTATCGGTGGGGCTTTGGCTCGCTGATCAAGGTCAACATTTTCCCCCTGATTACGCCGTCGCCCAGAGAATTGCACCAATGGCTGCGCCAAGCAAACCGGGAGCCGCCGGTTATGAGCGGCATCTGGCCCTATTCGAAGCAGCCCATCGCCGCGATAATGCGTAACCATCAGGCGGTGCGCATGGCCATCAAGCAGTCGGCATTGTGCGTAGCCGCATGGGGGAACCATGCCGATCCCGAAGAGGTGGGTTTCTTTCTTGACGAGGCGACCTTACAGACTGACGCGGATGGCGATACTGGCGATCCAGCGATCAGCATCCCGGTCGAATGGAAGTGTCTTGGCATCAATGATGATGGCAGCCCGCGGCATACACTGGCGCGCGGCAAAAACCGCATCCCCGATGACGCCAAGCTGATGCCATGGTCCGCCCCATAAAGGAACCGCCCCGCCGGTGATGGCGGGGCAGTCTAGTTTGGGAGGCGAAAATCCGAAGGGCAGCAGCCCAGCGGTTCGCTTTTGTCTACGATTCTCGGTTGGTGGTCAAACCGTGGCAATGGAACCTTTGCGGCGAATCCGGTATTTATCCACTGTCCCGCTCCGGGATCGGAGGAAATGGCCATGACCGGATCGTCGCTGGTCGGCTTTCTTGTGTCGCTGATCGTCTTATCTGGCGTGACTGCAATATTCTTCATTGCCATCGACAAGGTCGCCAAAGACCCGGTTCTGGCGAAAATCGCCAAGATTGCAGTGGGCTGTCTCATCGTCATCTATTTCGTGTTGGCGGTCGCTGGCGTGCTTGGGTTCGGAGGAGGCGCAGTCAGCGCCAGCCCATGGGGCGTCATCATCTTCGCCATCGGCGTGCTTGTACTGCTTGCGGTGCTCTACATTGTCGACCTGTTCCTGCCTTGGCTCGCTGGAAAGATGGGCATGGGGGCGCCAGTGGTTTCGGACATCCAGTACGTCATAACGATTCTGGCCATCATTGCGCTGCTTGTCGTGGCTGGCGAGGCCCTGCTGTCGGGATCTGTGCGCTGGCCGTTTGCTCACGCCAGTTACGATTCTGACAGACCGCTGCCACCGCGGCAGGACCGCGACCTCGGCGTGCGGTGAACGAGCATCAACGCATCGAGCGCAAGATGCTCCGCAGCCAAGGAACCATCCTGGGCTGGATGCTGCTCGGCGCATTCGCCTTCGTAGTGGCGATCATGAGTTTCCCGGCCTGGTGGCCGCTCGTCCTGTACGCATGGCAGAACTGGATAAACCGGTGAGCCGGGACGACCGTAGGCTTGTGCTTGCCATGGTCGTGATGGGCATCGGTGCCTTGGTGATCCGACTGCTGTTTCCCCACTAAAAAAGCCGCCCTGGTTGGGCGGCTCTTTCATTTCAACCGTCGGGAAAGTCAGGCTCGGCTGGCGGTCCGCGGGATGTTGTCGACCACCGTTACCAATGAAACGGGATGGCGCCAAGATGCTTCGCTTGGGACGCGTGGGGCGCGGGCGTGGCGCAGGTAACTCGCGAAGGTCACGAAGGCCCATCCCATCTCGGTCAGCACGTCATAGAAGGGCGGAAGCTGCCAAACTACCGAAATGTGCCAAGCGCTGATTGCGAGTACCGCGATCAAAAAGAGATAGGTCGCGCGGTGGGCTAATAGGAGGAGGGCCACTCGGGAATGCCAGCCGGCGTCCTTTGTCACGATCTGCATAAAGACGATTGCAGCGCATGCCGCGAGTACCTGCATGGTGATGAGTAGAGTGATCAGGCTGTCCTCGATCGCTATGCTCACTTGCCATCTCCGTTGAGCTTTTTTCTAACCATGTCCTGAACCAACAATAACCCTCCGGTTCCGAATGATCCGATAATAAGCGTGATCCAGTTTGCCGGTTTGAGTCCGATCAAGAGCGGCATGTTGGGTCCGAAATAAGTTCCGACGACGGTGCCTATAAAGACGGTGGCGATGATCGACTTCGCAGTCGGCTTCGTCAACAGGAACGCCGCGCACACACTCCCAAGAAACGCCGCAAGTACGTCACCGGTTCCCGCGCCCAGCGCCGCGAGTATTTGTTCCATCGTCCCAGCCCCTTAAGTCAGGGAAGTATTTTAGTTCCCTTGGGCTGTAGCACGATTCTGCCGCCTTTACTGTACGTCACCCGACATATCAGGGAAGGCGTTAGTGGAACATCCTTGCCAAGAAATCCGCCGCTGCAGCGAAAGCCGCTATGGCAGCAATCACTCCCAAGATCACCGCGCCGAGACTGCTCAAGCCCTGTTGCTTGCCGATGCTGCGTTCCTCATTCTTGGCAATACGAGCCGAAGCTTCCGCTTGGCGCGCGTCATAGGCGTTCATTCGCTCAATCAAGCTGTTGTGTTGGACTGTGTATTCCGAGCGAGGCATCAGAGCACTTGCTTGGTCTCCTAGAGCCGCTCGAAATTCATTGACGGAATCAAAGCGTTTTTCGCTCGCTTGGTCGGCCTTGGCCATCGCATGGTCAGATGCGGCCAAAGCAATAGAGACGGCCTTATCCTGAGCCACAGTACGCTCGTCATATCGCCTTCCGCGCTCATCGAAAAGTTCGCGAAAGCCGCGCAGGCTCGTTTCGAGCGCAACTATGCGTGCGTTTAGATCGTCCCCCACGGCACGATGATTCCCCTTCAAAGGGTCGTCATATCACAACGCAGGGGAGAGGGCCTGTACCGCCGCCGCCAGCACCAACTCGACATTGGTGGGGAGCATCAGACGAGGCTCGGCGCCGTTGGTTTGTTTGCTGGAGCATTGCTGACGATCTGCGCTCCGGCTGTCGTCTGAGGAATCATGTCGACTATGCGCTTGGCGACGTAGTCCGGTGTAAGGCCGAAGTGTGCAGCCGCATCAGGGATGCACTGGATGATCTCTTTCGCCGCGGTGGCAAGTTCGGCGCTCGGCACAGTGACCGTCTTGCCTTCCATTTTCACGAGGCCGTCGGCGATCAATGACCCGGCTTGGTTCTGCAATGCATGAGCAAGCGAGTCCCGGTGCGCTTGGTCGATCGTCACTCCGGTACTCTGCTGGAATCGAGTGCAGGCCCATCCGATCGCGGCAAGGATCAGCGCATTGACGGCGGAATTTATGTAGGGGGCAAATGCTCCGAAGGCTTGCCCGATATCAATGACGCCTCCGCTCGGCGGCAGGACGTAGGTGGGCGAGCCGATCGGTGCGCCGACGACTTGCGCCGGGGCGGCCTGGGCCTGCGGGACCGGAGATTGCTGGGTGAACTGCGCGTGCGCACCGTAATGGTCTGCAGCGTTGAGGATGAATGCGCAGAGAACCGTCGCGGCGGCGAATGCAATGAAGCGCTTCATGGGGAGCCTCCTAGCCAGAGGCTCCCGTAGCACGATTCCGGGATTACTGCATCAAGGCGCGTTCGAGGCCGCGGGTGATATCGCTCTCGAAACGCGCCGGGCCTTGCTGGACGATCTTCGGCATTGTCGGGTCTGGCTTGCCGCCGAAATGCGCAGGGGCGCCGCCAATGCGTTCTGTGGGATTGGCAGGCTTGGCCTCGGTGACGGAAGCGGTGTGCGAGTCCATGAGTCCGCTCGATGCCATCTGCCCTATCTCGCGCAGGATGGACTCCAATCGCTCATGACTCTTTGAAATGCGGTCTAGGCGTTCGGTCAGACGCTGCACCTGTTTCCGGAGCCGGTCAGCATCGGCTCGCGCATCCAATGCCGCTTGCTCATAGGCGTTCCGCTCGTTTGATATCCGGTCAAACTCGCGCTTCGCGGTCGCCGCAGCCTGGTCGCCGTCCATAATCATCCTCGCGATGGTCTCTGCTGATGCGAGGGCGGCCTTGACCTCGGGCCGCTGTTTGATTGCCTCGAACTCATCGGGGAACAGTTCGTGGGATACGGCTTCGAGTGCTGCATTCATTTGATGTTTCTCCAAGAGTGGATATTCGCCATCGCGAATGTGCGTTCCGACATGGTTTCCAGATCAACCGCCTCTAACAGCCACTGCGTTTCAGGATGGTATTCGTTGTTTTCGAACGCCACCGACAGCGGTCGGATGCGGCGCATGGCACGTTCGCCGCGCCAGTTGGTGTAGTCGATCATGACCTCTTGTTTCGGATCGGCCATGCTCAAAACTAAACCGCCCGGCCGGGGTTAATCCAGCCGGGCGGCTCTGTTTGTCCCCGCTATTAGTGGCCTACGCCAAAATCGTATTGAATTCCTACGCGGTACACAGTCTGCATTGAGGCGCTGGCGCTTACCTGTAGCGGCGCACCGCCTGGTGCAGCAAACACGCCGGTCAGGTCAGCGCCCTTCGTCGGCCATTCAATATCGGCGTGGATTTTCAACGAGCCGTTGTTCGGAAGGCCATTCGTGCCGAGCGTCTGCCATCGGTAGCCAGTCGTCACGCCAGGAGCCAAGCCCCATGTCTGTCCGCTGGCTGAGCCGAAGGTCCCGGCGATCTCATACTCGTCCAAAATGAAACCGAGGTACTGTCGCGGAATCGTCGCGACAGCGATGTTCGCCGGCAGCATCCCCGATGGATTGAATGTGGGAAAACTTATGCCGACATTGCCGACTGCCGCGAGGATCGTCTGGAAGACCTGCGCGCCGACGTCGAATTCCTCTCGAATACTCCAAAGGGAATTGACCGAAGCCCCACCCATCGAGCCGCTGATGTTCTGATACCGCAGATCGACCTCGATCTGACACCACGTCTGCAGAAGGCAGTTGCTCCAGATGTATCCGGCATCGACGCCGACCGCGCCGCCATCAGATGTGAGATTGCCGCCAGTGAGGTTGGGAAAGGCGGAGCCGTTCACACTCGAGGAGGCCACGGCTGCGTCGGTTCCGACTCCGAGGTACCAGCCTGAGCCGGCGGGAGCGAAGGGCTGAATGTACGGAGGTGCCTTCAAGGGCATGTCGGCCGCAAAGGCCGGCGCGGCGATGAAAAACGCAACGGCAGCGAGAAGTAATTTCCGCATTGGTGGTCTCCTGCTGTGATTCGGGATTGCGGGGAAACCGTAGCGCAGGTTGCTGTGGTTTTTATGCCACAGATAAAATTACTTTGCGGTGCGCAATTTGGCGGTGATCGCGGCCCATGTGGCTGGCCCGGCAATGCCGTCGGGCTGAAGGTGGACGTTCTGCTGGAACTGGCGCACGGCGGCTGATGTCGTCCGACCATACGAACCATCCACGGTCAGGGCTGGATTGGCCCCCAGGCGGTTCAGAGCCTCTTGCAGGGCGGCTCCGCTATGGAGCCCCTGCGGAGGTGGCATCGGGGGCGGAACGCTTGCTGGCGGCGTTTCTTGTGGCGTTACGGCCCCTGCCAACTGGAGGGCGGGTTCCAGGGCTACCATCCGAAGCATAACTGGCACGATGCCGACCTGCTCATCGATGGCTGTCGCACTCCAGACGTTGTCGCGAATGTACTTCCCGCCCGTATAGATGTTCGTGCCCGCGAATAGATAGCCAGTGTGCTTGCCGTGCTCTCGGGGGCCGAATCCATTCCAGGCTTCGCCCTCGTACATTGAACGCGGCCAAGTCCATCCGACCACCTGGTCGATCTTGTCGAGGTGCAGGGCATCGCGGAGGCCATTCTCAAATGCGCTCGGGCCAGTGAATGGACCGCGGCCTCGCGGGACGTCTGAGGTCTTGCGGTCGAGAGGATCGCCATTGCCAAAATAGGTTCGGAAGATTCCCGCTCCGCCTTCGCGCTCGCCGACTGCGGCAAGCCAGATCGCCGGCACTCCCGTCGTGTGGCTCACGTCCGTGTAGTGGGGCAGGTAAGTCAGCAGGCGTTCGGCCGTCTCATCCACTTCGGCCTCGCGCGTCACCACCATGCTCGCGAGGAGCGAGGTGTATTCCGCGGAGAGGGTGTCGAAGGGAAAGTTCATTGCGAGGGCACTGATATCCACAAAACAGTGAGCACCATCGAATTTTCCCCACCTGATCCGGTGTAGGCGGCATTGAAATTCGAATAGGTCACGGGCTCGTTGACCATGCCTGAGAGGACTATCAAGTTGTTGTTTGCGTAGCTCAGGCCGATGGCGCTCGGACCACCGCTTGGACCCCCGGATGAGCCGCCAATCGGCACTTGCTGATCGCCTCCGTCGGCCTGAAAGCTCGAACTGTTGTTGTAATAGAGGCCGCCTGCGCCTCCTCCCGTGAAGCTCTGCCCCACATTTTTGTAGACATACATCGCCTGCACAATTTCGATGACGGTATTGGCACCCTGTGCTGGGATGATGGTGATTGGGACGGTCGTGAGATTGGCAATTTGGGAATCAGTCAATCGGACTGTAGTGGCATTTACTGGACTGCTGCCGCCTCCGACTGCCGAGACTTTGCCGCCGCTGCAGGTCGTTGTTGCCCCATCGCAGGACAGCAATCCTTCGACCGAATTTGTCCCTAGTTGAATCGCTGGCGACGCATCGCTGCGCATGTATGTCGGCGCAGAGCCATTGATCGCGGCTGGGCCCGCCGTTGCCGTTGGATTTCCAGCGGATGGGCCGCCGCCTGACCCACAGGGCGCTCCCGCATCCTCGGCTTGGTACGTTCCGAACCACTCCACGCAATTGCCGGGCGTGACGACGCCGTGCTGCTGCACGCCCGGTGGCGCAGAGAGTTGCGCTACTGCTGGCGAAGCCAGAAATGCGAGAGCGAGGCCGATTAGGATTCTTCGCATCATTGACCGTCGCATTGGTAATCGAACACATCCCCGCCGAGCACAGTGGCGATCACGGTGATTGCAGTTTTCGAATAGGTATAGCCGAAGGCTGCAAGCGTGCTCTGCGATGTCACCCGGCAATGATTATAGGTCGTGAACGGCGTTGCGAAAGTGGCAGTGCAACTCGTTGCTGTCGATCCTACGGTGACCGTGCCAGAGAGATTGGTGGCGTTCGCGTCAACGCTTGGACTCGTGCCACATGCCGAGAGGATAGGAGCGGCGCCAGCGGTGGCCGCGAGAAGCTGGACCGGATTGGCGTATTCGTAGAAAAGACCTGCAGTCGTGATCCAGAAATCGCCCAGCAGAGGCGATGTCGGCGCGGTACCGGCCGGAATGTTGAGTCCTGCGGCTCCCGTTCCAGGCGCCACCAGGACAAGCTTCCCCGTGAGGGTCCCGCCAGTCAGCGGGAGATATGGACCACCGGTCGCATCGGCTTTTTGCTGAAAACAGAAATTCCACTGCGCGGCCGTCAAGACAGCGCCATAGGCGATGTATGAGCATGCGGACTGCGCATTCGCCGGGCGCGGCGTGATCGACAGAAACGCAGCGAACGCAAGCGCCATGAAACGCAGCATGTCTCGGCTCGGTATCATTCGTCCCGTCATCTCGCTGGCACGTTGGACCGGAGCCGCGTCCCGTCGCCGCCAGATCGAGGCAATGAGTCGCCAGATCATCTTCATCCCATGATCTCTATCAGTTCGAAGTAGCTGTTGTTGATGCCGCCAGTCTCGGTGCTGCCAATCGTGTTGATGTTGTATGTGGTCGAAGATGTCGAATAGAGCGTGTCCATGTAGAAGCACGTCATGCTCGCATCCCCGGCGGCTCCCGTGTTGTTTATATAGAACTGCGTCTGCTGCGTATTGATGACCGTGGACACCCGAAGCAAATTCAACAGCAGCGAATAGTTTCCTGGCCCTCCGCTTGCAACAAGATTGACATAGGCGCTGGCCGTAACCTTGATGGGGTTTACGGTGCTGGTCGGAACGATCGGCTCTGACGTCGTATCGAAGCCGACTATGCTCTGGACAGGTTCTCCAGGCTTAGCGGTCCCCTGATCGAGAACCTGAAGCGTGGTGCAGGCAGACGCCCACGTTCCCGCAGTGGTCAGCCCGCTGGAATATTCGCAATAACCGAGGATGCGGATTGCGTCATTGCTGACGCCAGAAGTTGCGTAAAGCGTTCCAGCGGCCGTCGATGAGCCAGAGATTGCCGCCGGGCTAGCGCGGTTCGTCTCCCAGGACTTGCACCCATAGATCGTTACGGTGGTGCTGACTTTCGCGGAGCAGGTTGCAACGCCGACCTGTGGTGAACCTCCATTGTATGTCTCGAATATCCAAACGCGGAAAGGAGTCGAGTTGATTGTTCCGAGCGTCGCCCCACTCGGTATCGTTACGCAATTCGAGGCCGTGACCGTAGTGTTGATAACCGTCCCGGTGGCCAGCGAGGTTGACCGGAATGGAATCACGACCGGGCTGGAAGAGCTAGGCGTCGATCCTGAAGCGGTCGTCACACAGACTTGCAATTCTGTGGCCCCGCCGATGGATGCGGCCGAGAGCCCAAGATTTATTGGAATCAGAGACCCGGTCCCATTGGAGGCCGATGTAACTCGGCCATCCGCTGCGACCGTGAATGTCGGGTTGACGTATGTACCGGCCGAAACGCCGCTATTGGCGATGGTCGGATTGGGAAGCGTGCCGGTGAGCGAGCCGCCGACCGTGCAACTGTTCAGCCAATTCGCGCCGGCCGCGTCAGGGTTGCTGTTGTTGTTGTCAACCTGAGAGACCCAGAAGCATCCAGGCGATGCGGCTTGCTGAAGTGTTGCTCCATTCGGATAGCCGCCGATACCAGACTGGAATGTCGCATCGTATTTGACCGCTCCGCCAGCGTTTGACCACTGCGTCCACTGCGAAAGCTGGCAGAGCACGCCGTTGAAGTCTTGGCCGAATGGAGGAATGCCGCCAGATCCCGCCGGTAGGAATGTCGCGGGCGGAAATCCTGTAGTCCACGATGCCCGGCCGGGAGTGACCACACCGGAGATCGGAATCGGACAGGTGATATCGCCTCCAGGCGCGGAGACGCCCCAATAACTCGGAATCTTCACCGGGATGGACGAGGCGTTCATCGCTTGCGCGACGGAGCAAAGAGCAATGAGACCAGCTAGCGCGGTTAGTATCTTACGCATTTTCGTCCTATGCCTTGTGGCTAAGCTTTCTTCGCGATGGATGCGCTCACGCTGACATTCCCGGACAGAAAGGCTGTCGGAGGTTTATCCGATTGCTGCCATCCGAGAGAACCATACATGTTGACGGTTATGTGTTCGCCGTCGCGAGGCTCTTGCAGCAAGTTGATGAACGATTTGGCTGCTGTCACCGCTGCTTCTTTGTCTGCTGTATGAGTTGGCTGGTTCGCTACAACTTGGTCGAACTCGGCGGCGACTTTCGCAACCGCATCAGCCTTTGATGTGCCAGTAATTGCAAACGAATAGCTCATGGGCTTTCCTCGTATCGTGAAAAACGGCCGCCGGGGACCGTTTTCTATTGGTGGGATTTTCCATTCCGGCTCTGGCTCTCTGTTGTCTTGGTCAGGTCCGAAGCGACGCGAGCCAAATAATGGCAGCCCTGCTTCGGTCTCAATGTCGGGGTCGCTAGAGATTTTTCGCTGCAGCCATTCGTCGCCAAATCTCAACATCACGTTTCAAACTCCGGGCATCTTTTTGGTCGCGGGCAGTAAGACCGCCCGGTGTTCCATTTCTAGCGCGAGTCGATCGGCATTGCCGCACTCGTATCCGTCCTTGTAGCGCTGATTCATTTCGTCTGAGGCTGCCGCCTCTTGAGCGCGGGGCTTTCCGGCTCTCCCATGGTCGACGCCCTTGTCGAAGAAGAATATCCCGGTCTTTCGATCCAGCATCAGGCGATCTCTTTCGATGCCATCGCAGCCGAATATCGATTCCAGTCCGCTTCCATTTTGTCGCGCATCCGCTCGGCGGTGCGCTTCGAACTAAAGCGACCTTTGACGTTGACGGTGCGGCCGGTCTTTGGGTCGGACTGCGCGACGAAATAGACCCATGTGCCGCCCCAGCACTCCTCGCGCCGCACCCAATATTTGCGCTCTCTCATTGCCCCTCCAGGCCAAGTTTTCGGATTAGTTCTGGTGGGATCGGATCATTGGCGCCCATGGAGATCGTTTCAAAGCCGTATAGAGCTTTGACGTTGCGCGCCGCCGCTATGAGTTCGATAAGCGGCTGAGGCCAACCTGTGGTGGGCGCGAGATCGGCGATCTCACAAACCGGCCTGATGAGATCGTCGATAGTGTCTTGGCTTGGTCCAGGCTTAGTTTTTCTCATGCTTGCACCACCGTTGCTGCGACTCCCGTTGTCCTCGGCAGCACGCCTGAATTCGTCACGATGGCATCCTGCACCGGAGTGAGCGGGAATTCGAAGGTGTAAGTCATCGTGAGATTGAGTCCGTCAGTACAATAGCAATTCCCGAGGCCAGGGAACAGATTGAGCAGGAGTTGGTTGATCGACGGAATTGAGCCGTCGCAAATGTTCGCGAGCGCCTTAGCGAAGAGCAGCGTCCGGTATGCGGCGTCGGTGAGGGAGAAGTTTGTCGTGACTCCTGCGCCTCCCGAATAGAACGGTGCTTGGCCGAATGGCGTCAGTGTCGTCGGCGTGCCCGCTTCCTCGAAGCCGAGATACGGTCCGGAGCCCGCATCGGGGACCGAGATCACGCGGGTGATTCCGAGGACCCGTCCTAATCGATCAAGACCGTAACCGATCGCTGTATCAATCGACCAAACATCATCGAAAAATTGATCAAAGTTCTCCGTTGGGTCGACGTACTGCGCCATGTTGGTGACAAGCGCCATCAGCGTCGCGCTGTTGGCGTATTGGCTGAGCACGGTCAACCAAATGTCGAAGGCCGGAATCGTCCCAACGGGGCTAACGCCGATGGTGAAGGAACCTACGGCATTCGATCCAGCCGGGTTTGGATTAGGATATACGGGACCTGGACCGGCTGGCATCAGGTCACCGTCACTGCGATGTTGCCGGCATTGATGGTTGGCTCTTGCGCAATGCCCACTGCAACATCGGCCGAGCCAGCAGCAACGGCGGTGACCGTGACGCCCGCAGTGATCGATGCGCTCGATGCGGTCGTGGCTCCCGAGGTCACATAGACGCCAGCGCCACCCGGCGTACCGGAAGTCTGGGACACGATTGTCGTGCCTGTCGGGACGCCCGTGCCTGCGATCACGTCGCCGATGCCGATGGTGCCGGTCACTGAGGTGGTCGTGAGATTGGTTCCCGAGCCGCTACCGGTGAAAGTCGCGCCGGCAACGGTTGCCGATGCACTGAGGTTGTAGGTGCCGGCGCCGCCTGATCCGCTCCCGAAGCTCACGATTGTCGTGCCAATCGGAATGCCGGAAACCGAGTCGAGGCCGGTTACCCACTGCCCGACCGCAAGCGTCCCGCTGACCACCGCAGTAACGGTCAGGACCGTGCCGGCAACGCTGCCCACCACGACGGCACCGGCCGAATTTGCCGAGCCGACTTGGATGGTTCTGATCGCGGCCCAAGGGCCTAGCGCCGCGACCACTGCGCCATATTGGATGGCATAGATCACCGAGCCGATGCGCGCTCGAGGAGGCGTGGGGGTGTTTGTGACTGGTGCCGCGGTGATCGTGGTCGACGCCACTGTCTGCGTCGTGTTGACCACGTAGGTGCCCGCGTTGCCTTGGCCTGTGCCGAGCGCGGTGATCGTGGTGCCTGGGACAACGTTGGGCCCGGAGATTGTCTGTCCCACACCGATCGTGCCGGCGCTGATCGAGGTGACTGTGAGCGTGGTGCCGGCGATCGATCCGACGAAGGTCGCGCCGGCCGTGGTCCCAGTGAAAGCCGCGATGATTGCTGCCTGGACGAGTGCCACTGCGGTGGAGGGCACCAGCGGGCTGTTCGCAATGTTGACAGCGAAGTAAATCGGCAGTGTCGCCGGGATGTTGAAGGTGATGTTGTAGGTCGGGAACGGCGGCGAATAGGCTGGATTCGTATCCTCCACCGCAACCGTGGTGTTCCCGTTCATCGGGATGCCGGGGGGCTTTTTCTTCCAGATCGCCTGGGCAACAGCGGAAGCAACGCCTCCGGTCGCGGCGACGTAGACCGAATTTGCCGCCAGCGTGTAGCCGCCGATCGTGGCGGGTGAGTTTGTTGGGTTGTCGATCACGTAGGCGTCGAGGACGCCTGGCACACTCAGAACTGCCCCGAGGATTGCCGTGTTCGAATTGACCGCATTGGCGGCGACGCTCTGCTGCCTTCGGAGCTCGAACTGCTGCGAGGTCTCAGTGTTCTGCCCGACGTCGCCGGAGATGACCGTCGCCGTATCCCATCCGGGGATGGTTTGGTAAATCGTGACCGTCTCTGGGATGGCGAGTGGGCCAGGAACGAGAGCGGCGAATTGCAGCGTGATCGAGCCCCCGCTCGGTATCGTTCCGCCTCCGGTGCATTGGTAGAGATTCCCGGCCGAATCCACGACCGTTGCGAAGCTGGTCGGTCCGCCGGGGAGGACCGTGTCGTTTGCGCCGACGCAGGCGATCTGCAGGGTGGTCGGCTCGGCGGAATCCCTCTTCAGAAAGTTGATGCGCGCGATGGCGTCCTGCATGCGCCCTTGGGCGAAGGCAGGATCGGTCTGCGTCACGTAGTACGTAATGATCTGATAGAAATTGTTGATGCACGCGGCTTGGCTCGATGCGAGTTGGCTTTGCGGTGCGGAGCCATTGCTCCAATTGAACGTGACGTTGAAGCTCTGGTTATAATCGGCCTGCACGCCAGCAAGAATTGCCGGGCCTGACGGAGCGATGACTCCGAGCGGTCCCCACGACAGTGCTGGAACGTTCGTTGTTCCGACGTTTGCCATCAACCGGCCCCCTGCGGACTCGCGACGGAAAAGGAAGCGGCCGAGGCTTGTCCGCTCGTTGAAATGACCTGCACCTGTCCGGAGATTCCACGGTTGTTAAACGACGAAATGAAAACCTGCGCTGAGGCCACGTCGGGAACGGTCAGGGCCGCGTTCTGCAGAAGCTCTTTCAGTAGCGTGAGCGGCGGGGTGGCTTGGCCGAAAATCTGCTGAAGGTAATGGACACCCAGCGTGTTATCCCAGAAGTATTCGGCGAGCCACATGCGAATGGCGCTCGCTGCGTCTTGCGCAAGGCTGTATGGTTCTCCCGCAACGGCGATGTTGTTTGCCGCGTTGACAACCAAATCCCAGCTTTCGATATCCAGAAGCAGCGTGCTCGCCACGGCTTTCCCCGTCGATTCCTTCGTCTAGCATGTTTCGGGGGTCACGGCACGGTGACAGGCACGCCATTAACCTGAAAGGACACGGTAACGATATTGACCACACCGGGGAGCATTTGGATTTGGTTGGCGTTGACGTCTAGGAGCGTCATTCCTGTGGCAGTCGTCGCGATCGTGTTCCCGTTTATGTCGGCGATGACCATTGTACCGTCAGGCTTGAGCCAGAAGGTGGCGGCCGGGGTGGCATTGAGAATGCCCCCAAGGTAGACACCGTCTGCCACATTCAATCGACGGAATGATCCGGGGTTGGCCTGCGCCTTGGTGTTTTTGACGGTCGATATGTCCCGGTCCGCACAGATGATGATGCCAATGTCGTTTATGGCTGGGTCGTTGATTACAGCCCACTTGCCGCCCTGCCATCGGATAAATGGCAATCCGTAGATGATCCCATGCGGCGTAGCGTTAGGCGGATTGGCGAAGTCGATCTGATTCACCAGCGGCTGCACATCGACGGTGCCGGGTGCCGGCGGGGTGCCCTGTCCAGGATGGACACCTTTGACTTGGACGACCTTCATCGTGTCGATGCGCGAGAGCAGCGCGCGCACGATGAAACTGATTCCAGTGGAATCCGTGTTCGAGTCGTCGGGGAATTGCGAGCCGTAGCCGACGTCGGTATTCGACATGCGCCCTCACTGCTGCGGTATCGGCCGACCGTAGGCTGGGTTGTAGCAGTAAACCGTACTCATCCACTGCCCGTTTCTCACCAGCGAATCCAGGGCGTGATCGAGCTTGTAGACGCCCCACACGGAATTGCCATTGACCATCTGCGGCGGCTTGAATGTCTGGCTGCTTGATGACGCTGCCGAAAGGGTACCGGAGAGCAGACTGCTGTTGACCTGCACCGTTCCCCCCAAGGCAATCAGCGGATTAAAAAGCGTTTTGACGATCACGCCCTGCTTGGTGATCGTCGGATATCCGATCATCTCTCCGTTGGGGAGAGGAGAAATAACCGGAGAGGTGATTGTGCTATTGCTCCGGACTCCTCCGAGCGGCCAGATTGCCAGCGTGTTTGATCTGGTATCCAGAGCGCAAGCAATGCGGGCGTGATCCTTGACGGCTTGTATCTGGTCATAAAGCGTGCCGGGAAAATACGGATTCGGCAGTTGGACGCTGACGCCGTTATTCTCGAATTTCATCCCGAGTTGCCGAGCGAAGCCCGACATGATCGTGGCGACGTCTGTGGAGCCCGTGAAGCCTGATGGTGTGGCCGGCGCCACCGCCGAAGCGACTCCGCTGACCGACTCGAACACAAACGGCACATCGGGCATGCCATCGAAGTCGGGATAGGCGTTCAGGATGGTCCCAGAGAACACCGTGGCCTGCCTGGCGACGGCATCTCCCGCGGTGACCGTGATCGAATTCTTCGGGACGAGGTTGAAGGAAACGCCCAACGTCGAAAGCTGATAGATCAGGCTCGGCGTCAATCCCCAAACCTTGACCTGTGCCTTTTGCTCGATGACGGCGCCAGAGTTTTGCACGCGCACGCTTGTGCGCAGGTTCGCAATCGTCGCGGTCGATCCGCCCTCGGAGAAGTTATTCGGCTGGTTGGTGCCGGCGTTGTTCGCGAGCGCCACCGCCAGCGTGATGAGCTTTTGGGTGAAACTCATGTGGCATATTGTTCGAGGTCAGATTCGCTCAAATACAACAATTGGTATCGCGCAGTAGGCCCACCGAGGCCGTCGTAGGTCGGGTTTTGCTCGCCTTGCGAGTCGCAAAATGCGAGATCGCCATCAAATCCCAAATAGGAATCGCGAACGATCCTGACCAAATTTTCGCACAGAACGCTTGCAATAATCAGCGTCGTCCCGACCCACAACGACAAAAATAATCCGTAGCTCGATTGCTGAATCGCAATCGTGCAACCCTGCATGCCGAGTTGCACCTGTAGCTGCTGGTTAGGGATTGCATTGAGCGGGACTGTTGACGGCATCAGTGGAAATCCGGCCCATCTCCCGGAAATCCGGGGACGTTGGTGGTGAGCGGCATCGACTGGACGTTACCACTGCTCTGCTGGCCGGCCGCTCCTGGGATTTGCGTGTTGCTGAATGCGGCCGATGATGTGACGCGGACCTGCACGAAGTAAAGATCGGCGGCGATGAGCGTGGCGCCTTGGTCGTGTCTCCGCGAGAATGAAACCCGACGGCAGCTGCAGCTCGAATAGGTCCCTTCTGGGGTGACGATGTCAAACAGCGGTGGCGTTGCGCTGCCACTCAGAATTCCCCCGTTGATCGCCGAGGTGATCGAGCCGAGCGCGGAGGCCATGGCCGTCGAAATCAGCGAGGACGATCCCAACGGGGAGCCACCGGCAATCGCCAGTATTGCGTTGATGAAGGCTTGGCGGTTGGAGGCATCGCCTCCCGCGGCGAGGCGCACGCGGACGTCGAAAGGCAGTTGGACCTTGTCGTATGACTGAAAGGCACCTTGCTCCTGTGGATAATCGGAGATCGTGAATTCCTGGTCGAACTCGAATTCGATGGTCGAGGCCGCCACGGGGGTGAGGTTCGGGAGGCCGAGCGCGCCGGCCTGGATCGAAAATGGCCCGAGCAAAGCATTGACGTTCTGCCCGATCGAGGCTGGTTGGATGACCGGGACGCCTTGGTAATAGATGCCCCATGATGGCGGCGTAAATAGAATCCCCATCTGCGTGTCCGCGACCAGCAGGACGGTAGGAAGCGCTGAATAGCTATTCAGCGGTGGTACGCCTGGGACATTCGGAACCTCCGGCATCAGACGAGTCCCTGATTCCAGGAGCCGAGTGACGCTTGGCGCTTCAGCGCTTCATTAATATCGCCTGCAATCCCTTTGGCATCCGTAGCTGGCGTGTGGATGTTGATTTCTCCGACCTCGATTGTCGTCGTTCGATTCGAGGAACTGTTCGTGTTGTAGGACGAATGCTGCGCAGCCGCACCAGCACCATATGGAAGGACAGGGCCGCCGGGCCAGCCCATCCATGAGCCTGGACCATGATCCCTGAGCCATTCTAGGGCAAAGCGATCCTGCTCCTGCCATGTTGACTGATCGCGGGCATTTTTTCCGGTAGCCGCCGTGAATTTGTCGCCCAAGCCGGGATGTGGATATCGGGCTGATAGCCCTCCGTAATGAAGCTGAAAATCGCCAAATGAGGAATTATCATCGCCGATCTTTCCAGGGAATCCCTCGCGCCTAGCAAATTGCATCATTTGGTCTGGGTTGACGCCAAGTTCGACAGCAGTTTTGCGGATGAAGGCTTCGCGTGTCGCGGCATCGGCACCGCTACCGCCAACGGGCCCTCTCCTGGCGCGCTCTGCCTCGTCCGACTCCCCTGCCGGGCCTGTTTCGACAGCAGTTTTGCGGATGAAGGCTTCGCGTGTCGCGGCATCGGCACCGCTACCGCCAACGGGCCCTCTCCTGGCGTGCTCTGCCTCGTCCGACTCCCCTGCCGGGCCTGTCATACCCAATAGAGCACCGATAGGACCGAGCAATCCCATTGCTCGACTCCCTGCAACAGTACCCAATCCCCGGATAACAGCCCTGCCAGCAGCCACGCCTGCGGCAGCAGCCGGACTCCTTTCAATAAGAGCCGTGAACCAATTTGCGGTGGCGGTAAGCGCAGCCCTGCCAGCAGCCCCTCCGACAAGCCATCGCAACAAAGGCAGCCCCCAGAGAGCTGTGAGAACCGCACTAACTGCAGCCACGCCTGCGGCAGCAGCCGGACTCCTTTCAATAAGAGCCGTGAACCAATTTGCGGTGGCGGTAAGCGCGGGCTCTAAAATGACCCCCAAGTTGCGCCCGAGCGCTGTCGATGCAGTATCGAGTCGGCCGGTGGCCTTTTGGTACTCGTCGGCAAGCTGTGCGGCTCTGCCGAGCGGGCCAGTGATCGATTTTATGTCTTTGACGCGCTTTTCGAGATCGGAACGGCCAGCCTGAGCTACGTTTACCGCGCTCTGATCCAAGCCGAGCAGGCCCATGAACAGTCTGGCTTGCTCTGGGCGGAGTTGGTTGATCGCATCCACGATTTCGAGAAAGAACTGGCCTGGGTCTTTCATCCCGCCTGCAGCATTCCGCGGGTTGACGTTGAGCCGCGTCGTGAGCGCGAGGAAGTTCTCCGAGGGAATGCCGGCGACAAACTTCTGCATCTCCGTGCTGAGCGTCTGCATCGTTTGAACGGCGCCCTCTTTCGAGCCGCCAAATTGTGTCCATATGTTCTCCCATGCGGACAGGTCCTCCGTGATCATGTCCATCGTCTTGGCGAAGCGGGCTGTAGCAGCATCGAGATTCGTAATGTTAGTGATAAACTCCTTCGTCCCCATCCCGCCGATGAAGATTCCGGTCGCCTCGATCGCCAGACGCTTCATGTCGGAGAAGAATTCGAAGATTTTCTTTTGCTGCGATTCGACTTGATTGCCCGCGACGCGCGCCGCCTCCACCGTCTGCTTCAGCGAAGCCATGGCGGCTGCTTGGCCCGAAGTCATTTTCGTGGCGTCGATTCCGAATTCGAGCACGAAAGCGTCAATGACAGACGGAATCTAATCCTCCTGTGTCACTTCGGATCAGGCGGGATGTCGCCCATGTGCCAATCGGCGAGCTTCAAGAACTCATGCCATCCGCACCCTTCCGGGTCCTCTGGATAGACCGTTCCGCGTTTGTGATAGAACGAAGCCGTCACTCGGCCGTCAGCGTGGACGTGGTGCAAGCCGATCCCGGAAACGTGCCCGCAGTTGCAGCGGATGAGCGGCTTCACGGGCTTGCCGTCTTTTGTGACCTTCCACCATCCGGGTTTTCCCACGACGGGAAAGTCTTTGTAGATGGATTCGCCATCGGCCAATCGCGGAATGACAAGCGGAGCGTTTGGACTGCTCATTCATATCCCCATCGATTCGAGCGCCGCGCAAACCTAGCTAAAACCCTTCCAAGTACAGCATGCGCAGATTATATGGCGTCGGCTCTTTCTGTATGACCTTTGGCCGCTTTTCTAAGGGCAGACCCAACGCCTCGGCGTCCTTCCACATCTCGTGGAGTCTCCCCTGTTGTTCTGGGGTGTAGCCAATCTCCGCAAGATATGATGCTACCATATCCAAGCGACTGCTCATGTTGCTGCCCGTCATGCTGCTTTTTGGAGATCGTCGTGTGCCTTGAGCACGCCGTCGATTACATAGCTCGTTTTCAAAAGCAGGGCTACCCCATGCGCAAACTCGGTCGTTGCTTGGTGCGGCGGCTCTCCCTTCGCATCAGCTTCGATTATATTTCTGTATAGAGTTTCGACTAGGGTGCAGATGATCGCTTCGATTCCCTTGGCCACGCCGTCGTCAAATTGCGGTCGGTTTATCATTGGTCTCTCCTTCGCCGCGCCTTCTCGGAGCGGTAAGCGTTCTCCGAGTCGATCAGAGCGACCTCGATCATATCATGAAGGTCCTCGACGGAATAAACGGTCTGCAATTCGTGGAGCGTCGCCGCTTTGAGCGACAGCGCCATTCCGATTATTCCGGGGAGGTTGGCGTACTCGGCATACTGAATTTCTTCGCTTCTTGGAGTAAGGCCGACAGGGCGTCGGCCGGCGAAAAATCCGTATGAAGGCGGAATACCTCCGACCGCAACCACATGATCGTCCTGGGTTCCTCGATGTCATCCTCGCCATGAAGAGCATCGGCGAGCGGGTATTGCGGGTCGGTTGGGTCTTTGACTGTCGCGACGCGCACAATTTTCACGCACTCCATCATCTGATCGAGCAGCGGTTCGAGCTTTTCGGGGTCGACGTCGGCGGCGAGAATTACATTCAAGCCACATAGGGCTATGCCTGCCATCCCCAAGCGCGCGACTTCCAGCGGCAATTGTGCGCTGCTGCCCTTGAGCACGAGGGCCATGCGATAGCCCCACTTCTCCGCGCGCGCTGCAGGCCACTCAGTTAGCAGGAAATGCTTAGGCGGATTGGAGTCGCGCCCATAGCCGGGCGGGACGGTAACGACCAGTTTTTTGCGCATGTCACGCTGTCGGTTGCGGCAGGCAGAGGTTCCACTCGATGCGGAAGCGCTGCGGCAGCACGAGTTTCTTGCCTTGCGGGATAGGTTTGTATCCTCTCAGATAGCCGTTGATCGTCGTCCACATCTTCTGCAAGCCGGGCAGCGTGGTCGTGCCATTCGCCGTGTAGGTCGTCAGTCCTGATTGCTGGTAATTGTACCAAGCATCGAACAGCGGGATCGACGGGGAGTTCGCCTGCAGCATAAATTCCTGGATGACAGACTTGTAGACCATGCCGCCCGAGAGATAGCCGTCCACGCCCATCAGTGTCTCTGTCGGCTCGACTTCCGGCACCTCGTAGACGTCGTCGGCCGCGAAGCCCTGTAAGCGCTGCGGCGTCGTGAAACCAATCCCAGGAATTGTCAGCGTGATTGAGGCGTTCGCCGCCGTCAGATCGAGCCCCATTTATCGCTCCTATTGGACGAGGATGCTGCTCAAGTCGAGTGTGTTCACAGAACCGTTATCGATATAGAAAAATAGAATTGACCACGGTCCACGGCCGGCGCGCACGGTAGCGCTAGGGATGAGGACTTGCAGGTAGTAACCCTGCGTCTGCAATGCTCCCGCGATGTTCGCTCCGGCGAGATTGTTAACCTCGAGGATTTCTGATGCATCCAACGTGTCTGGGCCGAACATGCGGAAATTCAGGCCAGCCTGAATGACCGTCTGCATGGCACCTGTGATCAGGTCGACGCCGGCTTGGTTGAACGGGATCGACAGCGTATTCGCGAGCAGATTGAGCAGTGCGGTCTGCGCTGAAGTATTGAACCAGATTTGGTTCTCATAACTATCCGCCCACTCGAATGGCCCGGTGATTGAGCCATTCTGATTCCAGACGAAGTTCGCGTTCGCCGCGCCATATGCCCCGTAGAAATTGTAACCGTTGGCGAGCAGGTTCCCGGCCGTGGTTGGGTCGGTGACGTTGGCGGTGATGCCGGGCTGTTGACGGAAGGCGAACGAGGTTCGGCCGTTGGTGGCGCCGAAATTGGTCGACGCGGCAATGCCGAGATTGAAGGCGCATAGCCCGCTGTCCTGCGTGGCCCCTCCTTCCCAGATCAGCATCGTGCCGGAATCGTTGTCGGCCTTGAAGATTTGACCGAGGCTTGAAGCCGCATCGCTCGATGCGGCCGGGCTTTCGTCCGGGTCCCAGCAGAAATAGCCGAACCGGTTTCCGCCGAGAGCGGTGTTCTTCCACGCCGAGAAGGCTTGCTTGACCGTGTTGCCGTTCCCCCCATCGGGGTCGAATAGCGTCATGAAGTTCGCCCAACTCACTGACTGGTTGATGAGCGAATTCATGAAGGTGGCCGGGACCGCAGCGTTCGCGCCCTGTGAAAGCGTGGCGCCTGTGGCCGAGGTCAGAAGCAGCGGAGCCGCGAGCGTCCCGGTGCAGAAGGCCGCGCTCGAATTCGATCCAGTTATTCCCGAGGTGATGACGAATGCGCCGGAGACTGAGTCGAAGGTGACTGTCGGCGCTGTCGCCGTGCTCGTCATCGCTTCTGGCGGAACGATGTTCTGCTGTGCGCCGCTGATCCGGTAGAGGCCGACCCCACCGGTGGTCCCTGAGATTTGCGAGAGAATGGACGGCGCCCCGGTCACACCAGAACCAGCAATGGTGAGACCAGCAGTGATCGTGCCAGTGATGGATCCGGTAACGTTGAGGACCGTTGAGGAGCCAGTGCAGGAGGCCGAACTAGCAGTCGTCGCGACGGATGTGACGTAGACGCCATCACCGCCAGGCGTACCAGAGGTCTGCGAGACGATCGTGGTCCCACTCGGCACTCCGGTGCCTGAGATCGTGTCGCCCACCGAAATGTATCCATTGGCGACGGCGGAGACCGTTAGGGCAGTGCCGCTGCCGCTCGCCGTGAAGCCTGCGCCGATCGATGCGGTAAACGATGCCTCGCTCGGATCGGTGAACGCCGCGCTGATCCCTGCGGCTGCTGCGGAGTAGCTGTTGTAACTGGCGAGGCTGATCGAACTAATGACATGGCTATATCCGTCCATCAAAACGGTGAGCGAGCCCGATAGGGCCTGCATCTGGGCAACCGTATTGATGGCGGCAAAGTTTCCACCGCGGAGATAGGCGGCGACGGCGCTTTCGTAATACTGCGCGAACAGGAGGGCCGACGGGAGGATAGTCGCGCCAGTGAAGCCGGCGAAGTAGATCGTCGCGAGCGAAGTCTCAAGCGCTCCGGGACCGAAAAAACTTGAAACCGCTTCCTCGTCCTCAAAACTCTGAACGGTTCCGACTGGAACGCGGGTATTCGTCGTGAGCATCAAGCCAGTGCCGTCGAGGCCCGTTCCGCCAGCGGAAATGACCGAGGGAACGACATTCACAATAGCCGAAGCAGGAATCGTCATCTCTGGCTTCCCCTCGCGCCGAGTCGGCAGGTTTGCTCATTTAGCATAAGGCTTCGCGCTCTACAACGTAACGCCTCGCCTTACGGGCGCTTGATGAGCGTGATCGTGATGTCGAGGACAGCATTGTTGAGGTGCTTGACTGCGTACTGCTTGTATTCATCGTTTCGCGAGGCGATGTCCGGGTCGACCGCGTATCCGTAGGTGGCGGCAAAATCGAAATCGCATGTGATCGGGTATTGCTGGTGCTTGTTGGCCTCTCGGAAGGCTTTGTTGAACACCAGAAATGATGTCTCGCAGATCGGCGGCCATTTGTAGAACGGGTCCGAGACTGACCGCATCGACATCCAATGCGGGGCTTTGATCGTGACCTTGGAACCTGGCTTGAGGATGCGCCAGCATTCCTGGATGAATTGGACCCGCTCGGGACCGTCAAGGAATGAGAGATAATAGTTGCAGACGATGTCGCTGACCGAGTCCGCGTCCCATGGCCATGGGTACTGCTTCAGGTCGTGCTGTTGGTCGGTGTTGTCGAACTTGTGGAGATCGACACCGAGGTAGCCGTCAATCCTATGGTCGCCGCAGGCGAGATTGAGTTTCAATTCCGGCGCAAGTTCGACTTTGATAGCCGGCTCACTCATTTCTTCCTCATCACAATGGTGCCGTGAAACACAGCCGCGAATTCACATGTCGAGGCGATGGGATCGTCGCCTTCCTGTTCGCGCATGATCTTGCGGCATATCTCGGCCAGTCGCGCACCAGCATCGTCGTGAACGATATCCTCCAGAAGATAATAGCCACCAGATGACAGATGCGGCCAGAGCATGCGGAGGCTGGTCAATTGTTGCTCGGCGCTGTGGCCGCCGTCGTCGTTGATGATGTCGAATGGGGCGTGCGTGGTTATGAGACGCTGGAGATCATCTGCGTTCGCCTGATCGGCCGTGACAATGCCAATGCGTTCTTCGGCGTATTGCTGTTTGCCTTGGTCGTTATCTAGGCCGACGATTCGCGCATGGGGAAAGTAGTCTCGCCACATTTTCAGCGACCCACCACCACCGATGCCAATTTCGAGCAGCGTTTTGCACGATCCCATCCATTCGGCCAGAAAGAATTCATAGAAGCCGAGATAGTCGTGCCCGGTCGAGCTTTTGTCGGTCCCGTATTGCTTGCCGAGATGATCGAGGAATCCGCGTCCGTACCATCTCACGGCAGGCACTCAGCGTGAAATGTCTTACCGATCTCCCATGGCTTATACCAAGGGGCTGGAATGTAAAAAGCATCTTGGTTCCATTCGCAGCCTTTGCCACAGCCATCGCAAATTCGGACGCCATGGATGACATGCAGGCCCGGTCGGTTCTTTTCATCGACTTGTGCCTGCGCATAACCATCGGCGTAACCGCGTTCATATTCCTTCACCACATGATCTCCTCATCCTGCGACCAGTGCCCAACGCGAATTGAGCAATCCACGCAGCATCGATAGCCGAACTGCCGCCAATCTTGCCATGCCCAGAGGTCTTGCGTGGCGCATCCTTCCGCAGTGTTTGCTACTGTTCTGAACCATGGCCGCCTTAACTTCGGGTCTTTGAAAATCTCCATACGGAATAGAGTAAATCCCATTCCGGTCCCGCAGCATTCTCTCAGGCCACCATTCGGGTCGGGAAGCTGCGGCCTGAAATTAATCGGATGCTTGTTCGGATCGCCCCATATTTGCGCAACGCCGCCATGGCCCTTGGTGAAGTAGAGTCCGCCAATGGCCGCGAATTCCGGATGCGCGTCGGCGCATGCGAGCAATCTAACGAGCCCGTCAGGCGGTGGCGCATTGTCGTGCTCGAGCGTGACGACGAATCTGAATTTTGAAAGCTCTGGATGATTGACCACAGATTCTATGGTCTGACTGTATGCCTCGCCGACTTCCATTCCTTGAGCAAACAGGCGTGCCACCTTTTGGTTGGGCGGATTCATCATATTCATCCAATTCGCCACGATCCGCGTTGGGATGCTGGCGAAAGCCGGGATGATGAGGACCGTCGATAGATCCTTGTAGGCCGCTTCCTCACGCAGCCGGATGACTGTCGCACCGAGATCAGCGCTGTGGGCACCTTCGTCGTAGCTGGAGAGGATCTGCGGCTTCATGCTTCCATCCAACGCCACTCGGAAAGCGGCGTAACCACCGTGTGTCCAGGATGATCCAGCAACCCCCAGCCCTTTCTTGACTCATCCCAAAACACGCGAAACATGTGGCATGGGATGCCAGCTAGAATTATCCGGTCTCTAGGAGCATTTTCCATCGTATTTTCACTCATAATAAATTGGGCGCCGTATTGTAGTTGACCAGTTCACCTATAGGCATTTGTATAGCCGTTGCCATCGCGCTCAGTGCCAGGCTGGAGTTGGGTGAAGTCGAGGCAGCGACCTCGAATCCGGTGAGGTTGATAGCACCGGGAACTTTTCCCGTACCAGTCGCGAACGCCGTGGTCCATTGACTGGCCGCTGTCACGTTGGGCAGCGGCGCGGAGATCAGATAATTCGAGAAGAAATTCGAGTAGCCGGCCGTGCTGGTCAGGAGACCAATGAAATATTGGCCGCCTGGTAGCGTTGTCTGGATCGGGAAAAACAGCACCGCAGCCGCGCTCGTGGAAGTGAGCATATTGCTCTGGCCCGCACTCGCGTTTGTCGAGCCGGTGAGTTGCGTTGTTCCAGTGGTGAACGTAGTGCCGTTTGCCGCTATGCCGCTGGCATAGGACAGATTCATGGTGGCGCTGTAGTTCGCGAGACTTTGCGAGATCGTCAAATTCGCCGAATACGTCTGACTGACACTCGCGATCGAGTAGATCGTTCCGGTGCTCGTTCCCGAACCTCGCGAGTAGAGCACAGCCCCAAGCGTGCCCGCGGCGGAAGTAGTGCTGGTGGTATTCGTCGCGGTGCTCTCCGTGAACGAAGCGCAACCGAGCCTTGTCGCCGCAAAGTAGTTGACGCGACTCATTGCCAGTTCTGTTGGCAGAATAAACGGCGTAAGCACCAAAGCTGCGACGCCGAAATTGCCTGTGACGAAGGCGGTGCCGGTGCCAAACACCCACGCCGACAATTGCGGACCCTGAAATGTAATGCCGTTGGCTCCCCCCGAAACTGTGAGGTTCTGCGTTGCGCCGACGGTGTTGAGCGCCGCCGTCGATTGACCGAGCGTATTGCCGGTAAGTGTGACCGTGGCCGCTGGAGCTCCTGCCGAAATAGTAATCCCGCCTGCGGCTGCAGACAGCGTGATATTGGCACCGGCACTAAGAGTGAGGGCATTTGCGGCGATTGATGATGTTCCGGCTGAATTACCGGTGACCGTGATGCCGCTGGCATAGGGGGTGAGGCTCGGCCCAACAATCGATATTTCGTTGGCGGACGAGATGCCTGAGAGCGTGATGTTGGGGCCAGCAGCCAGAGTCACCGTTGACCCGGTGATGGTATTATTGCCGGCGCTATTGGCGGCCAGAACGAAGTTGATGGCCCCTGTCGGACCAGTCGGCCCCACTCCTCCTGCTGGTCCTGTGGGACCCGTGGGGCCTACTGCACCGGCCGCGCCAATGAATATCAATTCGTTCGATGTGCCGGAGATTGTGAGATTCGCCCCGGCTGAGAGCGTCAAATTGTTCAGCGCGACAGAGGATGTGCCTTGGGTATTGCCGGAGAGTGTTACTGCCGTACCGAATGATGTCAGGGATGGTCCAGCGATCGTGACGGCATTAGCTGCCCCGGAGACTGTGATGTTTTGACCGGCCGAAACCGTAAGCGCTCCCGCGGCGAGAGAAGAAGCGCCAGCACTATTGCCGGTCAGAGTCAGGGCGCTTGCATATGGAGCGAGCGAGGGACCAATGATCGAGATTTCACTCGCGGCAGAAATGCCGGAGACGGTGACATTGAGGCCGCCAGCGAGACTGAAATTCGTCCCTGTGATCGTCTGATTGCCGGCATTATTGCCGGTGAGCGTGAATTGAATTTCGCTTGGGCCTGTAGGCCCGGTGGGCCCGAGGTTTCCTGCGCTGCCAGTTGATCCTGTCGGACCTGTTGGTCCAAGGTTGCCTTGCGATCCCGCCGGCCCTGTGACGCCAGTTGGGCCTGTCGGTCCAGTGACGCCGGTAGGTCCGGTGGGCCCAACAGCGCCTTGCGGAGTTATCGTGACAGAAATCGTATCGCCATTCGCGAATGTGCCGCTGTAAGCCAGCGATGTGAAATTGGCGAACGTCAGTATTGAGTCCCCTGCGCTCCACGTGCAGTTTGCCGGCGTTACCGAAAATGAATAGATCGCACCGGTCGTGATGTCCTGAATATCAACGATGACCAGTGCGGCGCTGCTCCCGGCAGTTAGAGCGTTGAGCAAATAAAAGACAACATGCCCCAAACTGTTGGTGCCGCTAAAATAGATCGTGCTTACGAGCGCGAGGGTGCTGTTGTTGAATTCGATTTGGCCGCTTGGCGGGGAGCCGCTTGTGCTCGTATTGAAGGTAAAAGGAATCCCGCCAGCTAGTCCCGTTGGACCTGTTGGCCCAAGATTACCTTGGCTTCCTGTAGGGCCTGTTGGGCCGGTGGGACCTGTTCCACCGGCAGTGCCTGCTACCCCGGTTGGTCCGGTAGGTCCTGTCTGGCCAGTAGGGCCTGTGAGCCCTGTCGGTCCTAAATTGCCTTGAGTCCCCTGAGGTCCGGTAAGTCCAGTCGGGCCAGTTGGTCCCGTAAGGCCTTGTGCTCCTGTAGGTCCAACGGAACCAGTCGGACCAGTCGAACCAACATTGCCGGTTCCTCCCGTGGGGCCAGTAGGCCCGAGATTACCCTGAGTGCCCGTTGGCCCTGTGGGTCCCGTAGAACCTGGCGTCCCTGCGCTCCCGGCTGGTCCGGTGCTGCCTGTGGCCCCGGTTGGGCCCGTCGATCCTGGCGCACCTGTGGGGCCCGTAGGGCCTGTCTGGCCGGCACCAGTCGGGCCGGTTGCGCCGGGAGAGCCAGTTCCAGTTGACCCGGTTGGCCCTATGACGCCAGTTGGACCTGTCGGTCCGGTGGGGCCGGTTGTTCCGCTAGCGCCGGGAGCGAGGTTTGCAATGGCCTGTGTGCTCGTCTGGGCGTTGTAGCCCTCTTGGACGATGCGTACGGCCTCGGCGCCCGTCAGTTCGGCCGCTTCCGGCTCTTGCAGCGTGGTTTTGCCAGCAGCCATTAGCTCACGCCGAATTTGAGCGTGTTGGCCCCGAGCGTCATGACTCCGGTTTCGTCAAAGCAGCCGGCGTCTATAAACGGAATGGTATCGGTGGTGGCCGAATACACATTAGCTCCACCGCCGCTGTAGTAGTCAGTCCTAGTGGGCAGATCATCCGGCGTGTTGTTGAACCGCATTGCGTCGATCAGAAACAAGTCGGCCTGATTACCCATGGTATCGTTAACGATCAAGCCGAGGTTGGCTCCGTTGAAGTCGAACTGACTCAATGTCGCGACCGTCGCAAACATGGCACCCAAAATGCTTTCGGACGGCTGAGCCAGCGTGAGCGAAAAATATGGTTCTATGGGCGGGTTGGTGGTCTTTGGGAATGCATAGGCCGGGATGTTCGCCACCAAGGCGTCGATAGAGATCGCCGTGTATTGGTCGCCTCGGTAGTCGGGGCCGACTTGAAAATATCGAAGCGAGCTGTTCCAGGCGAGCAAGCCATTGAAGTATTTATTCCCGAGGACGGTGTTGCCTAATTGGCCGTCTCTAATTGATTGTCCGACGGGCGGGGAATAGGCGATCGGATAGCCGCTAAAGCTGTTTGCTCCCTCTGATCCTGAATTGTATAGCGGATAAGCCTGTGACGAAGCACTGCTCGGCGCTGGGCTGATCAGCACGTTCGACCTATCGGTCACAATCTCCGAATTCGTGTTGAAGAAGCCGTAGAGGATCAAATAACGAGAGGCCGAGGCGACCGGCGGGACGAATAGACCGCGCGAGCCACCTGGGCTAATTCCGGGCAGGATGAGCTTGGTGCTCACGTCGTCAGGTTCCCTGACAGCAGCCACGTATCTGCGGCCGTCTTGAGCAGTGAAGCTCCCGCGAATTGACCGCCGCTCTGCGTTGCGCTGTTGAATGAATTGAGGGTGACTCCGGCGCCGGCCGTAAATGCGATTGCGCCCGCTCCTCCCTGGATGACGACGATTGTGGTGCCTATCTCGAAATCGACATCCGTGTCGGGAGGGATGGTCAATGTGATTGCAGTCGCGGCAGTGAAATTGAGGCACTCGCCGCCTTCGCCACCGGTTAACGCGTAGCTGGTTGCCGCGATGTTCTCTACCGGGGTGAGACCGCCGTCGCTATCAGGCGGGTACGGCGCTTCGAGGTCGCCGATGTCCGTGAAAAAGTACCGGGTGCCCATTTGATTCCCCTCAGTTCGTCGGCTCGCGCAACTCGACTCCGCCGTATTCTAGCAGTTCGTTGCCGCCTGTCTCTGCAATCTGCGGAGTGACGCTGATGAGCGTCAGATCAAGGGAATCGGCGAATTGCAGCGGGACCTCGATCAACTGGTCGACTTCGAAGCAGGCTTCGAGGACCCATCGCCACTCGTACTGATCCTGATCGTTGACGAAGGGAATCTGCTTCGGGTCGTCCGCATAGAGGGGGACGACTCCCGCAAGGGCACCTCCGAGTTGGGCGAAAAAATTGACACCGTATGGATCGCGCAGCGCAGTGGAGACAGTCTGTGCAAAGTCGCCCGCGGTCGTGTCCGAGGAATGGAAGTCAATTTGCACCGTTACCTTGGCGCTCTGGACGAGACTATTGAAGCCCGCTCCCATTACGCCGCTTGAGACAGTTTGGCTTGGGGTGATCGTGTAGGTACCAGCGCCGCCCGGCGTGCCCGTGAGTTGATTGAGCACCACAGTGCCCGCAGTCACTCCGGTACCGCTGACCGTCAATCCAGCCTCAAGCTCCCCTGCCCCGATCGAGACCGAGGCGACGGTCATAACCGTGCCGGCAATCGAAGCCGTAAACCGGACGTCCTGTGGCGTGTCGACGTTCGTCGCAAGGCGCTCGAACCGAATCGGCGTCATCACCGCGAACCATGGATTGACAGATTCCGCGACCCTGTTCGGCTGGCCAGCCACTACCGAGACGCCTGTGGCCATCGGCGTTTGATTCGAGATCGTCTGCGAAACCGAAACCGTCCACTTGTTCGAGAATCCGGGGACTGGCGCGACGATGGTCGTGCCTGGCGCAGCGCCGAGAAGGGGGGCGTTGCTGAGGATTGTCCCCATCTCCAGCGCGCTCACAGTGAGCACTGTGCCTGCGATCGTTCCTGAGAACACGGCAGGCAATGCGCCGGGAAAGCCTGGCAGCACCTGATTTATGAATGCGGCGAGAGCGGCCTGGACATTTGATTGTGTCGGGGTGATCGCATTCACGCCGCTTGATCCATGAAGGCCGGGCTGTTGTCGTTGGAAGCGGGGTCAAGGTCGCGCTTGAGCAGATAGTTTGTCGTCGTACGCCCGCGCTGAATGAGCAATGTGCTATTGGTGAGCGCCACGCCGGCAAGCGTGCCGAGGCCGCCTGTGTTGCCTAGCGTGATCGTTCCATCCCCGTTGCTGTAGTAAGTCACGCCCGGTGTGAGGCCGCTAAACCCGGCAGCTATGCCACCCGTCGTGACAGTGCACGGATTTCCGTTAGTGCATGCGGTTCCGGCAAATCCGACCGGGCCGTTGTTGATCGGCTCATAAGAAACAACACGCATCAAGAAGTTGAGATTGGAGTCGAAAAACCAAGCAAGAACATCGGAACTATCCAGAGGATTGATGCCATAATTCCACGTATTGAGATGCTGAATCGGTGGAGAAACAACACCCGCGCCATTTGTCTCATAGAGATCGGAAATGCCATCCACAATCATCAAATTGCTGCCAACAGCGGCCATTGCATTGATGGCAATGCTCGACGGCTGATAGCTGGTTGTTTCATTGAACTGTCCGAATACGCCATTGAGAGGAAAGCTCACAGCAGCGTTAAGCCCGATAGAAGCGGGCACCGTGATGGTTGTCCCAGATACCGTGCATAACTGCGGCAACACACCGCCGAAGCCGAAAGCAACTTGCGTGGTGCCGATCGAGACGGCAGGCCACAGTAATTGATAGATGCTGTACGACGGCAGTGTCGAGAAGGCATACGGCACCTGAACGTTGGATGACACGAGGGCAGGCGTGCCCCACGTGATGGTCGTGCCGGAGATGCTCAAAGCCGCCGCATAGCCGGAAAGGCCGGTATTAGCGACGGCGTTGCCGACTGAGTAGCCCAGAACGACACTTGTTGGAGTTAGTGCGACAGGCTGCGAGAAGGCTATTCCAATCGGGCTGAATGGGTTGGACGGGGTGACGCCAGATAGTGCGACGGGCGTGTGAACGGTTGCGGTTGTGCCAGAAATGGTGACGACCACGGCAGTGAGCGTATTTGAGTTTCCGGAATCGTCAAAAAATATAACGATTGACGAGGTCGTTAGGGCCACCCCCAACATTTGCGAAGCCCCGGTGATGGTTGCTGGAGCTCCAAAGGCAATCGTGGTGCCCGACAAGGTAAATGCGGCGACGGTGCCGTTATTAAGCAATGCCACACCGAGCGTCGATGTAAGGGGCAATATCTGGCGAGCCAGCGCACCTGGATCAGTGGAAGTACCGAGCGTGATCGCGCCGCCGCTGATCGTTCCAGCATAGACAGTAGCAGAGGCTTCGCTTATCAGGACGAATGAATTGGCCGAAAATCCAGCGACTCCGGCTATGACGATATTCGTCGTTAAGACGTTGCCCAAGGTGAGCGTAGTCCCCGACCTGGATAGCGGCACAATCGCCGAGTTCGCGCCGCCGTCCGTAGTCCATGCAACGATTTCGTTTGATGACAATACAGCGGCATCAGCCCAAGCCGGGACATTTGCATAGGCATTCGGGGCGATGGTGGTAACCACGCCATTGATATTCGGTGCCGGTCCCCATGTCTGGACCGCCTGACCGGACGAATTGATCGAGACCGAAGTGCCCGCGGCGATGTTTGTTCCGGCCGTGAGCGTGATCGTATTGCCGCCGCCCCCACATGGCGCGCCAGCATCCTGGATCGATCCACTTGCGAACCACGACGCGCAATCGCCCGGAGTGACTGCACCATGCTGGGTGATGCCTCCGCCACCTGAGCTGGGCCCCCCGTTCGGCGTCATGTAGCTGCCGTTGTTCGGGGCACCTTGCCCGAGCAGCAGCAGAGCGACGACGGTGAGTGCGAGGAAGGTCCCGATCCGCTTCATGTCTCAACCCCTACCGATAAAAGCTGAGATCGAGAGTCGCCGATGAGGTCTGCTGAATGACCTCCCAATTCGCGATGGTCGACTGGTAGGTAAATGCCTGCCCGGAGGCGAGCGGCTCACCCACGCTCGCTGTCGGGGCCTGCAAGTCGTCTCGATAACGGACGGCTGCACCCTCAACCGCAACCACCATCAGCGTCGCTCCGTTCGGAATACCCCCCGACGTCAGAGACGCTGCACTCGAAGTGGTCACGTTGTTCGTCGTGTAGACGCCGGCTCCGTTCGGCGTGCCGCTGATCTGTGAAGCGATAAAGGTTCCCGTCGGCACTCCAGTGCCCGCCAGTTGATCGCCAATCTGGATTCGGCCGGTCACGCTGCTGGTCGTCAACTGCGTGCCGGATCCCGTCGCGGTGAACGATGCGCGCGTGCAATTGGCCGCGGTGATGAATGTTGCGCTTCCGAGCGAGGTCATCTGACACTGCCCGAGCGGGACGAAGGTCAATGCGGTCTGCGCTATGGCTGCGCTCAGCCACGCGAGCGTGAGAACTGCGGCGAGCGCGACGGCCTTAAGGTTTCTCATGCAGTTTCCTCTCGCAATCTTACGCCAGCGGCAGATGCTCGGTTCACCGCACAGAAGAATGCCGCTTGTGGGTTTGGCGGCAGGATGATGATCGTGGCTGGCTCGCGCGGTGGAAGACGGCTGCGCCTTTCGTAATCGCGAATCTGAACCACCTTTTCGCTCATGATGCCGGTCCCGCAATGAAGCAGCGAATTTGAAGCTGGCCGGTCGAATCGAAGTAAGGCCAAACGATTGCCGTCTTAGCACGGTTCCGCTCGGTCACTACAGCCTCTGGCGGGACATCAATCCAGCGGTCCGAAAGGCGGACGCGGTAGTGTCCGTCCTTAGTGTCCCAATCGATATCCTGAATTGCTGCTCCATCGGCGAAGCTGCAGCACAGCCCTTTGTCGCTGCGCAGGCTGTCAAACCAATCGTGGAGTGCGTCGTTGGCCCATTCCGGGTTTTGCGAGAGCAGGAGCAGAACGATAATGATTCGCATTTCGCATCAGTTCCACTCAAGGAAGGCCGGCGTCGACCCAGCGCTGGCGATGCAATTCAACTCGCCCGAAGGGACGCCCCCGGTGTTCGGGCCCCATGCTGCAGCAGCTAGCGGGGCAAGCTGGAACGATCCGGCCGAGTTGAGCACTGCGGTACCGCCCCAATTGCAGGCGATCGACGCAGTCGTGGAGGTGTTCTGGATTTGCACGAAGGTTACGGCGGTCGCCGCGGCAAGACATATTCCGCTGCTGGTGCCGACCGTGCAGCCAGGGAAGTGGCGCGCCGCCGGCGGGAGCGATCCGACCGAGATTGGGACCTGTGCGCCGCCGAGCAAGCCCTGGATGGTCATCGCGTAGGCGCTCGGCGTGCCTGCCGGGCCGACCATTGCGTTGCCGTTGTAGTCGACCGGGATTGAGGAGAAGCAGAGATAGCTCCCGCAGGCGAAGCCCTTCACGTTGAAGGTCGTGCCGTTGCTGTCCCGCAGCACGTAGAACGTCGGCGTCTGCGCAGCGGCGTAGGCGGCAATAATTATTGCGGCCGCAAACGTGAGGGCAAAAGTTATCACGCGGCTGAATGATCCGTATGACTTGCGCGGCGGTGCCATCAGAAATCCTCTCATGGGAATCCCCCTCCAAGGCCCGGCACCAGTTCGGCTCCAGCCGGCTTTGTCAGATCGGCCGCAGGTCCGGTCGGCGGCGGCGGTGCGGACCGTGCTTCATTCTGGAGCGTTAAAACCGCCTTAGTCCACCCCGCCGTTTCGAAGAACGCTTCCAGGGGTTGGGTGACCAACCAATCGCTGCCGTTCGCAAGCGTGACGATATCGCCGCCCTTGAGGCCGACGCGGATAGCACCGCGGAGAACGCCGCTGATGTAAATCGCGCGGTGCGTCCCCTGAAGATTCAGCATGTCCATGTGGCGGAGTTCGCTGGCCGCCAGTGGCTGGACCTGCGCCATGATAGCCATTGCCGTCGTCATCGCCTGCGGGAGCACCGTTTGCTGATCGGAAACCGAATAGAGCCCGATTCCCCCATTCGGCAATTGGCCGTTGAGAGCCGGGAGTTGCCCAGTGATGAGCGTCCCGACAAATAGTGCATTCGTGTTGTCGATGAGCGTCTGGCCGGCCTGGATGACGCCTGCGGTGATCCCGGTGACGTTGAGAACCGTGCTCGCCGAGGTGACGGTGCAGGAGTTCAGCGTGCCTGAAGCCGTCGGCGCGCTCAGGACGTAAACGCCTGTGCTGCCTGGTTGGCCGGTAGTTTGCGAGAGGATCGTGGTCCCGGCCAGAAGCGAGTTCGCGCCATCGCTCCCAGAGACCGCGTCACCGGGCCACAAGCTGCCCTGGATCGCCGTGACGGTGAGATTGGCCCCAGAGGCGCTCGCCGTCATCGAGCCGCCTATGGAGCCCGTAAAGGCTCCTGGCGTGGCATAGGCGGGGATCGGCGTGCCGTCAGCCGTGAGTGTGTTGCCGGTGCTGGACCGGATTCCGACCAGTTGGTTCGGATTCACGGCACCAATCACAGAGGTGATTACCGAGTGAAGATTGATTCTCGCCTCCGCTGAGTGTGGTGGAGCCGCCCCGAATTGAACGGGACTGCCGCAGGGAGCAGGCTGACTGGAACTGCCTCAAGCGGATTGCACCAGCGAGCCCCTAGTTCTTGAAGCGGACAAACGCGATCTTGATCGTGCCGTTGAGGGCCGCAGTGGCGTGGATGTTCTGCACCACGATGACCACCGAGCCAGCGCCGGGGGTGACGGTTGTAATCGCCGGGGTGCCTGTCGTGGCCGAACCGAGTTGGACGCTCGCCATGACCTGGTCGACCGCGGCAATGTCCGAATTGGTGAGGGTGAGCGTGTACTGAGCGCCGGCTGCGGTTGAGAGCGCTTCCGAGGTAATGACGCCAGCATTCTTGTTCAGCGTCGCTGCGCCAGCAGTCGCTGCGGCTGTCTTGGTCCCGGTATCGACCTGCAGAGTTGTCGAGGTGACCGGTGCCGGAGCGGTGCTGCCGAGAGCTGGTGGCGAGGCAAATAGCGACGTGAAGCCAGCACCGGTGACTGCGCCTGATGCGCTGAGCGTCGTTGCGGCGACGGGGCCAGTCGTGCCGCTTGTGGCCGTCACGGTGGTGAAGGTGCCGGCCTGCGGAGTGCCGGCGCCGATGACCATGTTGTCGATCGCGCCCGGCGCGCTCTCAAGCGGCTGCGGTGCCACAAACGGGAATACCTGATCGCCGATCTCGGTGAAAAACGTATTATTGCCGCTCATGGTCTCTGGCTCCTTCAGCCGGTCTTAACTTCGTAATCGATGCTGGCCAAGAGCTGGCCTGTATCGACCAAGGGTTTCTCGAATCCCTTCCGCCGTATTGTAGCAGGTTTCAGCGGCGGTTGGTTTGTGTCGATTATCGACTGCCTGATCTGGCCTGCAACGCCCTGCCCGAACTTCTCTAGCGCTGGTTTGGTTTGGTAGTCGTTGTCTTTCAGCAGGTCGCCGAGCGCCTTCGGCCATTCGGCTTTGTGCTCGGCAATCGCGTTCCGCATAAAGGGCCGAGGGGGGATTCCAGCAGCCGGAGCTCCGAAGTCCTGAATCGCAGCAATCATGGCCACCGGAGTGCCGTCCGGATAGCGCGACTTCTCAAGCACGCCAACCCGAAGCGTGCCTGGACTGGCGACTTTCGCCGCGAGAGTCCGAAGCGCCGCTTCGAGTTTGGCTCCCCCGCTCACAACGACAGACATTAGGGCTATGCCTTCTCCGGCTCTTTCTTCGCTTCGAGCTTATCGCCCCGCAGCCATGCGCCGATGATTGGCTCCCATTGAGTGGGAAATCCAGAGATCGCGGCGACGCGCTTCACCTCGTCTGGCCCGAGCGCTTCCAGGCACTTGACGATGCGCTCATGGCGGTCGCGGATACCATCATCGTCATCGCCATGGAAGATGCGAATCGGCGCAATCGTTTTAGGTGCCGAGCCTGTGGCGCCGGTAGCGCCCGTGTGACCTTCTTCGCTCATGCGGCGGCTCCGTTTGGCTTCGGAGGGTCCGGTTGGGATTCCTCCGGGGAGTTGTTGCCGAGGATTTCGTTGGCCACGTCACGCATGGCGTCGGCCTCATCCTCGATCATCTTCAGGGCCTTCCCGACGTTCTCAGCCTCTTGCTGGAAGCGGGCTACTGCGGTCGTTGAGCGGTCCCGGAGCGAACTTGCGATTTTGCGCAAGTCGGGGAGTCCGACCTTCAAGTCACTCGCGAGCCGCTTCCCGCCGACTTCCGGCATGCCGATTCCCCTGAGAATGCGTTCCGCCTCGGCCCGGAGCCCGTAAGGGCGGCCGGGCGGGACGGCCATTACGCGCCGGCACCCGTTGGGCCGGTGGGACCTGTTGGACCTACCACCGGTCCGGTAATTCCCGTTGGTGCCGTTGGGCCAGTAATGCCGCTCGGGCCGACTGGTCCGGTGGAAGCAGTCGCACCAGTGGGACCGCTTGCTCCTGTGGCTCCCGGAAGCGACGCGGCCAGTTGCACCGTCTCGGCCGAGACGTCGGCAGCCTGCGCTCCAATCGCTGCGCTCAGGTTCGAGATGTTCGTGGCTGCCGCCTCGACTGCGGCGTCGTTATTGGCGGTGAGCGCTTGCCGCAGGGCGGCAATCTCGGCAGCAATGGCGGCGCTGTTGGCGGTGACATTCTGGGCAAGCGTGGCGACGCTCTGGGTCAGTACGAGGACGGCGGCATTGAGGTCGTCTATGGCAGCCATGATGGCAACTCCTTGTCTGTGAAGCTCATGCAATTCTTCGCGTAGCCGCACCTGGATTACTTTCGCTTGGCGGGCGGCTTCGCCAAGATGCGTGCGATGTTCTTCGCGTGGGTGAGCGCGACTGTGGCTTGCGCGGCTGTCTGCGCTTCGGTCGGTGCCGGGCCTGTGCCGCCGAGGCGCTCTCTCGCTACATGCTCTTCCCAGGCCCGAAGCATGGGCTCGGCGCGCGCCTTGAATTTCATCAGATCGGCCACCCGCCGATCAATCACATCGATGTCCATGTCAGACTCCTGGTGCGAAGTAGGGGCCGGTGCCCGGATAGATTAGCGGATAAATGCCGTTCACTACTAGCGTCGGTCTGGCGACGTACCGCGCTGTTCTAAATTGGGCGGTCTGGGCCCAAAATTCGAGGCCATATTTTGTCTGCGCGTAGTAGGCGAGTTGGGCGTTCGCGCTACTACCCACATTCAATTCAACGCCCACCGATACAGAGCCTTCGCTTGCTTGGTTGATTCGACCGACGAGTTGAGAGGCTGGCGTGCCTGTTGCTGCGGGATTGCCGTTCGCATCCTTCGGACAACTAAGCCAGGCGATATGGGATGTCAGGAGGTAGAGCAGCGCGGCAAGGTTACCGGTGCAGAAGATCGGATTAGCTGTGGCGTTCCAGCAAATCAGGCACGCTCGCGCGAAGTACGCCGCCCCCTGCGCTGCAGACAGCGGCGAGAATTCCGGAAACATGGCTTGCCACGTTTCGAGGCTGAACGTGACCGGCGGATTGGTCGGGAAACCGTTCGTCATCGCCCCTCATCAAGAGGCTGTCGCTTGATCCGGACCGAGCTTGGTGAGACCCATGTTGATGGGCTTCGGAACGCGAGGGTCCGTCAGGCGGCCGGTCTTGTCGACTTCGCGGGAGATCGGCTCGAGACCGCTCCGGCTCTTGGCGTGCTCTTTCGCCCATGCAGTTGCGCTCTCAAGCGAGTCATGCGCCACCACCATGTCGCTTTTGACATAATCGGCACCCGCGTTCTGCTTGAGCCACTCGTTCCACCATTCCGTGGGGATGCCAGGGGTCATGGCGTAGCCGCCGACGATGATCGGCTTCTCAGGATAGCCATCGGGCGGGAGTGCGGGATATGCGGGCCCGTGGCAGTGGTAGACCTTGCCGCGCTTTACCCACATGTCGACCACTTCGATACCGCCCTTCGTGTCGACGTGGCGCTTCACCTTTTCCTGCAGTTGCAGCTGGATCCCGGTGGGGATTTTGCACGCCACAACGACGGTGCGCGCCGTCGCAGTGACTACGGGTTTTGCCTTGTCGACCATGGGTCTCTCCTATGAAAGTGCCGCGGCCTCTGATGTAGGCCGCGGCGATCCAGAACGGTCATGAGGCGCTCTGGCCTTGCGATTCGTGGCCCCGCCGACTGCTGACTGCGTTTTCCCCTTCGGGTCCGCGCTTACGACGGGGCACTCTCTGGGTGAACCTTTAAACCGGGTTTAAACGCCGATCATCTGTACGCCGGCTGCGGGGATGCGCCAAACAGTTCCCCACGTTCCAGACGTCTGTTTCTGCTTCCAAGCCGAGAGCTCAGGCACGATCTTATGCGCGCGGAGCTTCTCGTTGTAGGCGCAGTACACAACCGTCTGTCGCTGAAGATCGTCTGCGATCAACTGGACGTAATTGCCGGCGGTCGAGAAGCCTTGCGGGTTGTTCGTCGTCTGCTGCCCGTATTGGGGCGCAGTCTCGATCGTCATGTTCGGGTAGCCTTCCTTCAGCAGTGTCTTGACGAAAACGCCGAAGGAGTTCGCGAAGGTCATCGCGATCTGGCTTTGCGGGCTCATCACAAGCTTGCACTTGCTGTTGATGTCCCATGCGCCATTGGTCTGCGCGACAAGCTGGGTCACCATCGCAACGATGTCGTTGTAGACCTCATTCGCGGTCGCGGCCGGCGAGCCGTTGTCGAACCATGAGGTTCCGCCCCATGCCTTCGTGGCCGGGGTAAGCGCAGCGGAAAGCTGCGGGTTGTTCAGCAGGCCGTAGTTCTGCAGGCCCTGCACGCCGAAGGCGTAGGTGAGGTTCTGATACCGGTTGAGCAAGTCCGCCGCAGCGAGGCCGATTTCAGAAATCCAGTTGATCTTGGCGAGGCCAACGCGGTCGACCTGCAGTTCGCCATAGCTCAGGATCGTCTGGAACAGATAGCTCTGGAGTTGCGGGAAGTTGAAGTTTGCTCCAGCCCTGCCGTTGTTGACATAGTCATCGTAAGACGAGACCTCGCCTGTGCTTTCCACATAGGGGAAGAACCATGTCTGATCGGTCCACGTACCGGCTTTTCGTTCTCCCGCAATCTTCGCCAGTTCGAGCGGGGAGAAGATGATCCGGATGATTTCCGGATCGATCGCCGAAGTGAGCATCCATGGCAGCGCAGCGTTCGGGTCGGTCGATAGAGGGCCCGGCAAGCCGCCGGCGGCGTCCATCGCCATCGCGGCTGGATTGATGCCTCGACGTTTCTCATCGACGGTCAGGTACCGCTTCATGCTCCACGGGAGCACGACGCCTTGGGCGGCAAGCTCTCGGCGGTCCTCATTGAAGGCCACCGTGGCTTCGGAGACCGAATTGAACTGCCACTTATCCATGTGCCTTGCTCCTGTTCCCCTTCAGCCGCCTTAGCCTTGCGAGCCGACCCAGCTGCCGATTTTGACGATTTGGCCTGTGATGCCGGCGCTCAGGGCGTACCACTTGGTCTCAATATTGGACTGAGACGTGATGGTCGTGCTCGAGACAACGGTGTTGTTGTTCACCACCATGGTGCCACCAGAACCGCCAGAACCGGTGACATTGGCCGTGATCGAAGTGCCCGCCACGACGTTCGTGCCGCTAATGGTCTGGCCGACAGCGAATGGTGCGCTGCTGGTGAGCGTGCCGATCGTCAGCAAGCCGTAGGTGCCAGAGACCGTAGTGCTCGCGACAGGACCCTGTTGGCTGACCGAAAGCTGGTAGCGACCGATACCGCCCGTCGCCTCGCCGGCAAGCAGCGGAGTTAACTGGAAGCTGATTTGCGTGCCAGTCGTGATGCCGGTGCCGCTGGTCGTGGAGCCGGGATAAATCGTGCCGGAACCCACCGCAGTAACGGTGAGGACGTCCGTGGCAATCGAACCGGTGACGGAGAAGGTCTCAGCAGCAATCGAACTCCCGGTTGCCACAGCCGAATTGGTTGGGCTTCCCGTGGGGCCAAAGCTGATCGCTCCAGTCGATAGATTCGCGTAAACCTTCGATGGCGTCGCGCTTGATCCGACCGGGATGGCCTCGGTAGAACCTGAATTGTAGACCCAGAAGTCGCCTTGAACTGCGAGCGCGACCGGAAAGCCTTGGGGAATGATAAGGCCAGCCGGTGACAGGAAGTACGTATCGAGCGCCTGGGTGTCGTTGTAGACGAAGCCAGCGACGTTGCCGACACCGAAGGAGTTCGCAATCGATGCAGTACCGTT